AGTTACCGGAAGTACCAGAAGAACCAGATTGTCCGTCAGTTCCAGATGTACCAGAAGAACCAGATTGTCCGTCAGTTCCAGAAGTACCAGAAGAACCAGATGCTCCAGACTCACCAGATGTACCAGAAGAACCAGATTGTCCGTCAGTTCCAGATGTACCAGAAGAACCAGATTGTCCATCAGTTCCAGATGTACCAGAAGATCCAGAGTTACCGGAAGTACCAGAAGATCCAGAGTTACCAGATGTACCGGATGTTCCATTAGAACCTCCTCCGCCACCTCCAGTTTGATCTACCCAGGCTACATCATAACTAGTAGAGCTTGCTTTAGCTAAAACCTGACCTATATTTCCCCCTGAGGGTATACCAACGCCAGAAGTACCAGAAGAACCAGCAGCACCAGATTCACCGGAGGTTCCTGAAACCCCAGAGGTTCCAGAAGACCCAGGATTACCTGTAGCACCAGCTGCACCAGCTGCACCAGAAGTACCTGAAGTACCAGCTTCCCCGGTAGCACCGATAGCTCCATTTAAACCAGTAGCACCAGTAGCACCAGTTGGCCCAGCGGCACCATTTAATCCAGCGGCACCAGCGGCACCAGTTGCCCCAGTTGCACCAGTAGCTCCAGCAGCTCCGTTAGCTCCTGAAGTCCCAGAAGTACCATTAACACCTGATGTTCCTGATGTTCCGGTTTCTCCTGTTGCACCGGTTGCACCAGTGTAACCCTGAGGACCTTGAGGTCCAGTAGCTCCGGTAGGTCCGGTAACTAGGGCATCTTCTATCAGATTGAACTGACTATCAATTAAATCTTCAAAATCCTGCTGTGTTGGGATGTCCCCGGTTTGGAAACGTATCTTAAGTTCCGGTCTGGTTTTTTGTGCCAACTCTAAATACTTTTATTCTCCCTATATATCATCATTATTTAGGTTACGGTGTAAATACACAACAAAAAAGAAGATCAACGATCTTCTTTCAAAAAAACGCGGAATATTGGATCTTAATATCCTCTTTTTTGACGCTCTCTGTTCTCCTTGTTCTTGGCAAAATACATGTTCATCAAGTCTTTAGGATCTAATCCAGCAGCAAGCATCATATTAAAAAGAAAGTGCTGAATATCAATTAATTCCATTTGTAATTCTTTTTTATCAGAATCTGAGAGCTCATTGAAAGTCATATTGGGTGCTTTTTCGTGATATGCTTTCTTCCACGGTTTCCATACACCGTTACCAATACCATCCTTGATTCCACCTAGTGCATCGAAAGTTTCCCTTAATTCATCCTGAATGGCGTGATAGTTCCAATCAAAAAATTGTCTAAATTCATTCAGAGGTTTATTTCTTAATTCTTCGAAGTTGTATCCATAAACATTTTCCTGAATGTCTTTCTGCAGGTTATAAAGATCTTCTAAGGTATTTGAAGACTCTGTAAATACATCTTCAACTTCTAAATGTGCGCATGAATTATCTACGTTTGCCATATTATCTTGATTTTAATATTTCTTCTAATTCTGTGATTTTAATTTCGCATTCCAAGTATTTTTTCTTGGCTGATTTTCTCATTGCATATAGTGTGGTTAATACGTCTCTTAAAACTGGTTCTTCCCCATTCTTGGAATGAAAATAAGCTCCTCCCGCAGTCTTAATTGCTCCTTCTGGAGGATTTGCTAGATTCTTACCAATAAAGATCTCAGGAGATAAACCCCATTGCATCATAGTATTAGGATACAGAGAAGCAAAGTCAAAACAAACTACCCATTCATGTAATCCTTTAATAGGTTGCTTCACATAAGCTCCTTCGAATTTTGTGTGTTCCTCCTCAGTTCTTTCCCAAACTATCACTCTGTTTCTAGCCAGAAATTTTCTTGACATAAGGACTTCTGTTGTCCAAACAGGAGAAAGAGCTCTATTAATCTCTACACCACTTACGTTTGCTATTTTAAAGAAAGTAGCTAATGTGTTTAGCTTCTGATCAATATAATGTACTAGACAAGAGTCAATTGCGTTATAGAAGATATACGTCTCAAAATCAGATTCATATAGATCTTTCAATGTGCCTTGGTAATGAATTTTTCTTACACCTAAAGCAGCATTAGAAACATAATCCAGAGAATCTGATTCCCTGATCTTAATTACTCTATCCCATTTTTTATAAATCTGTAAGTAATCGACCATTAACACATGCATCGGAATTTGGTCCTTACCTAATAAAATTCCACTAGGTGAAGCAATCTTAGGATCAATACCCAATTTCTTAGCACGATTAAGCAGATAAGGCCAGTCATATCCAAACCAGTTCCATCCTGTGATTAAAGGCATCTTATGCATGAGTTTGGACATAAAGGTATAAATCATGTCAAACTCACTCTCAAAGGATCTATAGTTGAAAGTCCATTTTAAATCGTAAGGAAGTGTTTTAAAATGTTCATTGACTCTCTGCTCTATTTTTAAGATCTTTGGTGAATCCAATTTATCTAGTCCAAGAATTAGAATTTTACCTTGAGATGATGCAATCGCAATAGTGAGCACTTTATTATTTGCTCTAACAGTGTCTAGGGAATCAGCACGATTGTCTGTGATCTCCACCTCAATATCAACAAAGTATTTTTTAGGAGTTTGTGTATCCCAAAGGGGTTTGGTTTTCTCTTTATCAAAATATTCTAAAAGTTCAACTAACCGATATTTGTCGTATTTCAAAGTGGACTGTTTCTTAACAGGAAAACCGTCCCAAGAAGCCCAACCCTTTTCACGACTCCTATCGGCAGCAGAACATTTGCGCCAGACATATCTTTCCGCTTGAGGAATTTTTAAATCGAGATAGGCTAAATCTCCTTCTTCAGTGTAATGGGATACTCTTAGATTCTCCCCTAAATTCTCAACGTCAATTATCATAGCTATTCTTATACATAAGAAACCGCCTTAGTTTCGCATTAATATATAAAGAGTATGACTAAATTAAAATTAGACGAGATAAAGGACCTGGGAAAAGAAGTGGTTGAGGCGTGGAAATTAGAAGGTAAAGATTTGGGGGGAATTGCAGAAATTCTTTTTTATCCTATTAATAGTGTAGTGAATTCAAAAGCAGTTAAGCCAACAGAGGAAGAGATTAAAGAAGCCATACAGAGTCTAATTGATATTCCCAGGGTTGCTCCCCTGATAGTTATTTTTGTTTCTTCACCAATTCCAGGAAGCTCTTTATTTTATCTTTCAACAATCAAAATGTTAGAAAAAATCACAGGCAATAGAATTAAAATGATCCCAAGAAGATTTAGAAAAATAATTGAGGATAGATTAAAAATTACTTCTTCTTAAAAAACCAGGTTCCGAACCATTTACTGGTTACATTATATCAAGGAATCCCCGTTAGTTACATTGCTGAAGATATAGATTCAGCTTTTTATCACAGGCAATAAAATCCTTCTTACCTTCCACAAAAATCTTCCATGCGTCTCTAGCATAAGGACCAATACCAGGAAATTTATTTGGGTCTCTTTCCCCAGAGTTCCAAACCCTTGTGAAATCTATAATCCTCTTTGCTTTGATGTTTTGAAATCCACAGGGCTTAAGAATGTTAGCTATTTCTAAATGGTGATTCAAATTAAAAGAATCTGGTGTGGGAAAACGTTCAAAGAGCTGGCGGACAACCGGTCTAACTTGCACGTTAGTAGTTTGATTAAGGAGAATGCATGAGATCATTATCTTCCATGGGTCTCCTAAATAATGAGTCTGAATCAAATCTATTTTTTCCACACACCAAATTTAAGAAACTAAATTAATTTAAAGAAATGACTCTTTTAGTTTCTTTTAGCTTGTCCTCGACATCTTTAAAATCGATATAGAGAACGCCGTCCTCAACTTTAGCTTCTACCTTTTTAAGATCTATGTTCCTCAGTCTGTAATCTCTGATGCTCTTGCTGATCTTTCTGGATTTACCGTTAATTTCCTTTTCCCCTTTGATGGTTAAAAGATTTTCATTCTGATCAATCTCAACAATTAGGTCTTTTTTGGAGAATCCAGGAACATCGAGTGTTAGTGTTCCATTTTCCAAAGGAATTGGATTCCCTAGAAAAACATCCATGTCGTTGTACAGATCTAAAAGTCTTGAAGCAGGCGACGAATAAAGTTTTAACATAGTTATTGATTATATTCACCGCATATATGCAATAAAAATGCCCATTAGAATTAATAGGCATTTTAGTCATATTAGTGAAAATAAACAAGCAATCTTGGCGGAATTTTTTAAAAATTCCGGAATTTTGTCACCCCTGATTTTTAAGCATTGCTTTTCTAAAATTTTTCCAGTCCATAACAGAACTAGCAAGGGATGGCTCGTCTTTTGCTTTCTTTCCCTTTGATTTTTTAGCAGCTGGGGTTCCAGCAGTTAAACTTGGAAACTGATCTCCAGATCCTGCTGAGTCTCTAGTTGGTGCTTGTACTTCACCCATACCGGAAACATTAGGCAGGGTTGCCATTGATCCTTCACTTTCATAAATGTTGGAGACTTTATCTTTAAACACTCTGAAAGTACCATTGTCATTATTAAGAACATATCCAATAACCTCACCTCTAGAGTTTCTAATAGAATCGTTAATAGTACCCCTTCTGCCATCTAAGACATCCGCCATTTTTCCTAGATTAGGATCTTGTTGGATGGTTTTTTGAATAACGGTTTCAGACTGTGCTTTTTTGCCACATCCACAGCCTTCATTAACAGGATTAGTTTGCATTTTTATCTCTTTTTTTCTTATGTAAAAATTCTCTATAATCTGATAGATTAGCAAGCCTTCTTGCTTTCTCTTTAGACGAATCGTATTGAGAGTCCGGATCAAGTTTAAAAAATAATGCTTTGATCACTTTCTCATTTACTTCTTCGGGAATTCTTTTGTGTTTGGTTTCCGCGAAATCTTTAAGTTTAGCCATAGACATACTGTCTGCTAATTTTTCAATTTCTTTTTTGTACTTAGGATTGAGGTCTTTAGGATTAATACCTCTTTTACCCCCTGACTTTTTCCAGAGCTTTACCCCGTATGCTTGACCGAAAAGCCTTTGTTGTGTTCTTGAAAGGGAAGGCATAGTTTTTTATTACTATTTATCCTTTCCTCTTATCTTTTTCTCAGAATGTTGATCTAAGGTCCAAATAAATCTCCTGTAGGCTTTTTTTACTGTTTTGAATCCAGTATCATTATCTGGAATTTTAACAGGACTGATTGGTGGTTCATAATTGGAAGTGTCCGCTGCTCCACCGTCTTTTTTGTTTTCGTCTACAGGAGATTTTTGGTTTTTCATTGTTACTTGTCTTTTTCTTGCAACACCGATTCGATATTGGAAAGAGCAACCGAGGTCACTTCAAAATCCATAATATCGGATTTAAGGTGTTCCGTGATTCTAGCTTCTGCTTCGGTTACCCCCGTTGCCTCTACCAGCATCACTGTTTTGGTGATTTGTGGTTTTCCTTGCTTGTTGACCTCACCTGTGTCAAAAGTCACTTTACATTGATAATAAGCCATAATTTGTTGTTTTATATATCGATTAAAGCAATAAGATCACTGGTTGTTTCGGAAAAATTGATACTAAAGGCCAAATTCTGATTTATCCGCATTAAAGTTTTGAAGAACCTCAGGCCCGGTTAAACTGGTATTATAGCAATAAACTTTAGAAATTCTACCATTCATTAGATTGCCTCCGTTAAATGTAGCCAGATTTATCGTACCAGTTCCTGGGTGTGCACCTTTGTTAGCGGTGTATGTGCTGTCCAATACACCATTAATATAAAGCTTCATGCCATCGGAAGTGTTGAAAGTTAAAGCAGCATAATACCAGGTGTTTAGATTTATAGTTGCAGAGGAAGGAAATGCCACATAATTTCCCCAATTTGAATGTCCGCAATATATCTTCTGAGTTGATCCCGCTGGCCCCATATACATGAAATGTCCATCTCCGCTAACTATGTTATTGTCAGCATATCCATTTAGGTAAAACCAAACGGATTTAGTATAAGATGTCGTAGGAAGAACAGATCCAGACCCCAGTCCATATTGACTAGATCCATTAAAAGTAAAATATGAGGGAGGTCCTGATGTGTATGAAGGGGAATTATATAATGTTACATTTTGTTGGGTTCCCGCCAGATCCACCCAGGTAGACCCAGATCCTGAATAGGAGGCAGGATCAGATGCATTTAATCTAAGAACCAAACCAGAAGTTACCAATGGTGAAGTGTAAGATGTCCAATACCCATTATTATTGAGCCAAGTTTTAGCATCGGATCCGTTTGCAAAATTTTGGGGATTGTTTGAAACCACTCTAGCAATATATTCTGCCAGATCTATAAAAGATTCATCAGTGAAAAGACCGGTTCTATAAAAGCCAACAGAAGCTAAATTTCCCATTTCTGGGGTAGGCTGACTTTCATCAGGAACCTGACAGGCGATGACATATCCAAGGTCTTCGTCAGGTCCGTTCCACCATTCTAGTCCGGTAGATCCAAATCCGGAGGTGGGAAATCCGATTGCTAGATTTCCTACCTGATCGGTACCTGCTATAGCGGATCCCGTATTATATGCAAATGGTCTTGATGTAGACATGAGATAAAATTTACTTCTATATATTTTGAAAACAAAAAAACCAGCGCATTGGCTGGTTTTAGTAACTAAATATCTTTTCGATATTATTATTGCTCTGTAGTGGATTTTTTAGCATTTTGAACATCTAAGCGAAGTTCTTGTGCTAATTTTTTTAATTCTTGACACTGAGTTCTAACTCTGGTTCCAGCAGACTTATTACCCTTATCAAAAAACTTATCCACATTTTCTCTCATTGATTCTACAAGAGCAACTAATTTTTCGTAGTTTTCCATAAAAATGTTTATTATTTATACAAAATTAAAGGTTTTTTGTTTCATTTACCGAAAGACTTTTGGCAAATCTTTTTCCCAATTTTGTAAGGGTATAAAGATTTGGTCCTTCCTCTGAAACCAAACACTTAATCAATTGTTTATTTCTGGAGATCCATCTTCTGTCCACAACAGATCCATTCTCTCCTAGGGTGGAGGCAAATTCTAAAATTTCCTTTCTAGTTGCCTGTCCTTTTTCGTGTAGGAATTTAACAATCGAATTCTTCAATTCATTTTTAACACTCATAAACATTACCGGTGTTAATGATTCATTAATGAATTCGCTATATTTTTTAAGATTACTCATGTGAGGTCTTAGTGTAAATTAATGATTTCTCTGAATTTCCTTCCTGAATCTTCCATCTTCCCCTGGACCACGTTCTGATTCTCGGGGAAATGAAATCTGAATATTCTTCTCTATCCATGCCAAGATTTTCTAGAATCTCATCATAAAACTTAGTAACCTTCGGATTTTTTTGTAAATAATTATCCATTGATTTGGTAATAATAAAAAATGCCTGACTTAATACCTCGTTTGAAAGGGAGAATCCTTCATCTTCCCTAGATCTGTATTCACTATCATTTACTAAATAATCATCCATATCATCGGGATTCATAATCTCTAAATGAAGCACGCCGTAATTTTTTTCATTCTCGGAGATAACTCCAGACTTAGAAAATTTTCCAATTTTTAAGATTAATCCAATCTCTTCGTCTCCCTCACTAATTTTAAAGAAGTAGTGCTGAGATTTTTCAACCTTTTCGTCTGCAAAATAGTCGTTTCCATAACCAGCATCTTCATTTACTTTATTTAAATTATTTACAGGCTTGGGAAAGTGATCTCCAAATTTGTTTATGAATTTCATTCTTTTTTTATTTTATATATTCAAATTTAAACCCGAAAGGAAACAAAAAACCCCCGAAAGCCGGGGGTTTAATTGTTTTAATTTTATTATTTGTCTGGCATGTATCTGTCAGTGTATCTTTCCATGTGTTTAATGTATTCGATACCAGATTTTGTTATGTAAGGGTGCTTAGAAAGTAATAAGCTTACAAAAGCAGTTCCATATTCAGCAGAATCTAATCTAATAGACCAATCTATCGCATTAGAGAATTGGCTTGCAGTAAGTTTCCCATCAGGACTGATTTGTCTAGATTTATCAACTATAGCAGCTATTAAATAGTAAGATTTATCTGGCTTGTATTGTCCACCAATTTTTTCTGGAAGAGGAGCGTTATCAGGATCGTCAAAAACCTTAACAACATCTTCCATTTTGGTATTCTGTGATTCTGTATAAAATTCAACGAATGCCTGTGCAGGTTCTGGACCCACGTTTCTAGAAAAAATATCAATCATCTCTTCTTTAGAAATTGAATTGGTTCCTTGTCTTCTGAGGTAATCCATTTCTGAGTAAAGAGCCTTAGAAGCATCGATCCAAGATCTTGGGGATGCAAATACTCTTCCTTTTTTTCCTGCATTTAAAGTGTAGAAATAATCTTTAGAAAATTCCATAAATGCTATCAATTCAGGAAGTACAATTTCATTGGCAGTTCTTCCAAATGCACCCTTCAATTTTATTGGAGAGGTTTTAACCCATTCGATCCATTCTTTAGGACTAGCAAGGTAGTTTACTACCTCACAACGGTTAATAAGAGCTGAACCTAAATCATTGATCTCACCAGGTAAATCGTCTTCCTTTCTATTTCCCGCTGCTACAATCAACCATTTACTAGGAAGATTATACTCGGTACCAACTCTTCTCTGTTGAAGAAGTACCATCATTGCAGCAATAACTGGAGGGTTTGCCCTGTTCATTTCGTCAAAGAAAATAATTCCACCAGGTCCGTCGGATTTTTCCTCATTGCCGTCTCCACCAACCACTGTGATTGGTTCGCCATTGTCTAATGGAAGCCAAGATGGAGGGTTAGATCTAGTTATTCCCTTTCCGAGCTTACTTAGAATTCCAATTCTTTTTTCTATATCTTTTTCAGTGAAAAATTCTTTCGGGATATCATCAGTTGATGGAATACCCAAGAAGTCAGTAGGATCCATGAACTGAAGATCAACCGTTATAAGATCTATACAAAGTTGGGAAGCTACGCTAGCAACTATCTCGGTTTTACCTATACCAGGAGCTCCATAAATAAAGATTGGCTTATCGTAGCCGCCTCTAACTAAACTATCAAATCTTTTAAGTATCATGCTCTTCAGAGCATCTCCTTTCATGTTTGAAATTCCAGCTTCTTTATCAGGATATTTTAACATTTCAATATCTCCGTAATCCTTCATAGTTGCCTCATCAATCTCATAGTCTTCGAATGCTTTAGATTCAAACTTAATACCATAAGTGTCTTCAACTTGTTGCTCCACAGATTTACCGCCGCCACGTGCACAGCTATAATAATTTACCATGGGCTTTCCAGCTTTCACGTGTGCTTCGGGCGTGTTGGGAACTTTCTCTATTCCTCCACCTTTAATCTTGCTTACGAGATTTTTAATCCAGCTTCCAACACCAGATATCATACTTTTTAATGAATAATCCTCGTTTACATATTGGTCAAATTTTTTAATGCTTGGCATTTATTAATCTTATATTCTTTTTTCTATATATCTTTTTAGTAAACTAGATCGGTTCTATTTCCAAACGGAACTACAACATTAGGATCGTTGTTTGGGTAATCCTGATGTATTATAATCCACATCACTTTTTTATCATAGGTGCTGATTCCATAATCATTCGATGATGGCCATCCTCCTGATGTTGGATAACCGTCAGTAAAGAATACAACTGGGCCCATATTTACCTGACCTAATAGATTCTTCTCTATCCATTGGAAAGGTTCAAGAAAGCTAGTTCCTCCTCCTCCGTATGCTTTATTAACCTTAATGTTTTCACCTCTTTCTACTTCAGTCACCGGTTCATATACCTTAGTATCAAAGAAAAGAACGTAAGTTTTTCTTGGATTAAATTCCTCTACGATTGCATAAGCCTCGTTAATAAATACCTCCAATTCTTTTTGGGAGATGGATCCTGAAGTATCCACGATCAGGGTTAGAACATCAAAACCTTCTTTAACTCTTTTGGTACCCCATAAAACCTGTCCTCTACTTAGGAACCTTTTGTTAGGTAAAAAATATTCTCTTTTAGCGGAAAGGCCGGTAACAAATCTCTTCAAATCACCCTTCCAATCAACTTTACCTGCGTTGAATTTGTCCAGAGATTTTTGTAATTCTGGGGGAAGTCCACCAGATCTTCTTGCCTTTTCGACCTCCCTTCTCCATTTTTCCTTTAATTCATCTATGTTTTCCGGATCAACGTCAATTACCCTAGGTTTTTCACCAGCTTGGTTTCCTGCTCCTCCGGCGTCTCCTCCGTCCTCGTCGTCCCAGGGTTTATCAGGGGAAGGGGGAACAGGAAAATCCTCAATCTTAGGGGGAGGAGGAGACGGTGGGGTCCCAGGGGGAGGTGGTGGTGGGGGTGGTTCCGGTTCAAATTTTACTGATACCTTCCTTAATTCATTAATATCTATTTTCATCGAAGTTTATTTTATTGATATAACCTTTCTTCCGGATTGTTTTTCTATCTGTGCTATAGCATCAGCCTCAGAGTATGGGTCAACCATTGCTTCCCCAGTATTTGCATCTATTGATGTTATTCGACCAAACCCTCCGCTTTTTATTTTTACGAAATCGCCAATTTTAGCGATAGGACCAGAAGGACCTGTTGCCCCTGCAGATTTTTTCTTAGAAGAACCAGTAAATTCTGGGGGTGTAACGCCTCCGTAATTCCATCCTTCTTCTGGAGGAAGCTGAACGTTGTTTTCTATTATATGGTCATAAATTTGCTCTGCAGACCAACCCTTATACTCTGGTTTTCCGTAAGGATTGTCCGGGGTAGCTGGTCTAGTATTTAAGCATCCTGGTATCATTTTTCCCAAAGCACCTAAAAATATTTTAGCTTTTCTTACTTCAGGGCTCTGTGGATCCCCTGGGGGAATTGTGTAAGATTCCGGGTCTATTAATTGATTTAGGGCATAATCGGCAGCTGCGTTCCACGCTGTGGGATTTGCTTGCCTTCTAATGAAATGAAAAAGAGCACAATGCATGATTTCATGACAGATTACCCATCTAATTTCTTCCTCGCTGTGTTTTAATACAAAATCTGGGTCATAGTATATTTTCATACCATCGGTGGCCATAGTTTTGTATTGAAGATTAAGATCCTCAATAAATTCAAGGCTTAAAGAAAACTTTCCAAAGAAAGTATTAGATCCTGCAATAAGTCTAATTTTACAATCCACTATTTTATCAAAAGCAGCTTTGCTTTTATCAGAGTTTTCTAAAAGAGGAGATTTTTGACTGTTTTCAAAATTTGAGAGCTTTCCCATTAATTTTTATTTTATATATCCAAATATAAAACAAACGGTAGGAAAAAAATAATGCGATGAGTCTATTTAGCTGATTCGTAGCAGCGATGTAATTCCTCCCAAAGAGAAGAAAGAGATTTAGGGACATGCTTTTTGAATTGCATGTAATCTTTATCTTCTAGAGTCTTCATTACCTCTCTGGAAATAACCCACTCCGGAGAAGTTTGGATTTGGAAATCCTGGGGTAATTTTTTTCTTTTCTTAAGAGTGCGGCTCTGGATCAAATAATTGTCTAGCTTTTTAGATCCCACTGTTAAGCTCTTAGGGTTACATTTATCTTTAATTTTTTCAATAGAAGTAGAAAGTAGATCATCAGGAACGTAATTTACCGAATGAATTAGATCAGACATTTCATCAGAAATGATCTTCATCATCTTATTCATTATTTCCCTATTAATGAAGCTCTTGGAATTATTAACCACCATCAAGGCAACAGGATTTCCATTTACCTGATTTGCTTTTTTGATCATTTTAAGATGACCGTTATTAAATGGTTGAAACTTACCAATAATTACATTTACATTCTGTGATTCAGGATTGACAGCAGGATCTGAAATAGGATCCATCTGTCCTAAAGCAGCTTGCATTTTAAAGGCAATTTCAGGATCTATTTCTTTAACCTGGATTTCTTCTGGATCTTTCTGTGGTTCTTCTTGAACCTCTTCAGGTTCTTCTTCAACATCTTCAGGATTTTCTTGAGGGGTTTCTATAGGCTCCCCTATAATTTCATCCTCGGGTTCTTCCATAGGTTCTTCCTCGTCTTCATCATCCTGTTCTTCATCGGGTACAAAAGATTTTTTAACCTTTCTAAACTCACTAAATGTTGGAATCAATGATTCCGCAATTACAGGTTTTCTATTGAGATAATCTGATATCTCTCTAACTAATAAATTAAATTGCTCTATAACTCCAGGAGTAAAAAAACCACCAGATTTTTTCTTAATCTTTCTAAATGCTGATAAGATCAATTTAAAAAGAGATTCATAGCTTTCATCTTGAGCAACTAATTGTTTAGTCTGATCGTTACTAATCAGATCTAAATTAGATTCAAATCCGTCTTGTTTTAAAAATTCGGGCTCTTGAAAATCGAGACCCAAGTATTTTTCACCATTATCTTCTATGAAGGAATTGAAAACACCAGAGATAAAAGAAATGTATCTGTCCTGTGGATCTTCCCCGGCAAATTCAAAACTCTCTATACCTTTATCTAGGATATAATTCATTACTTCCAGGAGTGTTATTCCGTAGATGTCGCTTGGGAAATAACTGGCTTTTTTAACATTGTTTTGTCTTGTGATGTCTTCAAAAACTGGATCAATAATTTTTGCAGAAAAAGATTCACCAGTTCCGCTGATTGGTCCAAATCTGAAAACTATACCCTCTATGGGACGATCTAAATCATCATTAAGTAATGTTTTATCTAAATCCGGATTTAAAGTTTTCACTAAGTACTTAGCAAAGCTCTGTGTTCCATGAGACGATTTTAAGCTATCAAACGGAGAATTAACAAAATCATTAATTGAGGCTTTTTGTTGGTCTGATAATTTTCCCTGAAAAATAATTGGGGATCTTTCAATATCTAATAGATCTGCCCAATAATCTAATTCCTCCTTTTCAACAATAGTTCTCTCGATATCCCCATATTGATTTTTAACAATGATATGGGTTAGAACAAGTCCATTCTTAGGGACTCTGTTGTATGACAATAAAACTGGACTTTCGTTAATAAAAAATTCAGTTCCAAATCTCCAACCAGGAGGAATTTCATTTTTCGTAAGATCTGGTAACCCCTGCACGTATGTAATAGGTCCATCATAATAGTTCATCAGAACTCTATCAATTTTAGAAATGGGATTAACCTGATCTCTTTTATAAAAGAACATAGTTCCGTCTCCTATGCTTTTCTCGAAGGAGAAAGACATACCATTCAATTTTTCAGAAACTGTAACTTCATCTCCAAATAAATTGTCAATGAATTCTGCTCCTTGCTTTTTATAAACTTCACTTAGTTGTTTAATCCCTGCCATATATTAATTTAATACGATAATGTCTTTTCTTCCCATAGAAGTAAAAACTAAAAATGGTCCTATTGCTATTGGATTCTTCAATTTAACTTCCATGTTAAGCATTAGCATTTCCAAAGATTTAACGAGTTGTTCTACCAAAATGCTAGATCTATAATTTAGTTTTTTTCTTTTTACTTTTAATAGTTTTTTATAATAGACATCTATTGGGGGTTGTTTCTTTGCCTCACAGAAAATAGAAAATAAAGAATCCTCTATCTCGGCAACTTTTTCCTCCTCTACTAACAAATCCCAATCGCCTTCTTCATTCTTTTCAATTCTACCATCCTTACCCATTATAGTTAAAAAGGAAACTTCATCATGTCCTCTTTTAACCCCCGCTACTCCATCTCCAATGTAATGCTCGATTATGGGGTAAAGAATATCTACGATCATTAGGTTATTTTTTCTTACCCCAGGGCTTTTCTGAGCTGGTTACAATTCCATGTTTTTCTTTGTGCTCATCCCAAGCTTTACCTAGGTCATCCATAAATTTCTTTTGAGCTTTCTTGTCACTTTTAAACTTCTCGTCAAAAGGACCAGATACTCCATGCTTTTTGTAATAGCCTTTTGCAAAAGTTAGGTATTTGTTTGTTTCCTCTAATTTGGAAATAACCTTGGCTTTTTCTATCTTAAGGCTTTCTTGAATCTGTGTTATTTTTTTCATTTTTTTTGTTTCTATTAAAATGTAGAAGGTAAACCCTGGGCGAGCATACCTTGCGATTTTTTATTGTTAAAGTATGTGGTTGCATACGTTGCAGCTACTTCATCAGCAACTTTATTATAATTAGGAGGAACCCCTATTTTCTTATAGTAATTAAAGATATAATCTTTCATTTGGTCATCATTAGAAATTGTGGGAAGATCGTTTTTAACAAACTGATCGTTCAGCAATCTATGATGCTCAGGAGTAACGTCTTTAGCGGATTTAATTCCAGACACATCAGCAGGAGATTTTGGAGCAAGCAAACCCTGACCGGTCAGAGTAGCAAATTTATTTGGCTCAAATATTTTAGCCATTAGCTCAGTAGCAAGAGATCCAGTTTTTCCAATTAGCCATCCCATGCCGGTGTCTATTACACCACCTCCAGTTTTCTTTACTGCTATCTCTCTTTGGTAAAAACGATCAAACCCCTCAAATCTGCTTTGCATGCTTTTGAAAAAATTGTAAATCCAATCCTGCCATCCAGGCTCGGCGGACTGGCCAGTATATTTAGTGTATTTTGAAGAATCGTACTTTTCAAATATCTTCAAACTACTCTCATATAAAGCATATGAACGGATATATTTCATTTTTTTTTATTTTATATATCTGAAACGCGTTAGAGAGTAACCTCATAAACCTTATATTCGAACTTTTCCCTCTTGTAGATCTCTATACGCTCATTAGAATGCTTTATTAGGTAGTTTGCAGAAGCTTTCCAGGTAAAGTCGTCGACAAAGTCAATAACATTAACCTTCTCCTTTCCCTCGTAAAGTCTCATTCCCCTTCCAAGACTTTGTTTGATCAATACCTCAGATTTGTAAGATTCTGTCAAGAAAATGTTGTGAATATTTTTCACAGAGACTCCGGTACTAAGGGTTCCAAAACTGGCCACTAGAACCTTATTAGTACCCTCTTCCATTTTACCCTTATAAAAATCTCTTCTTTCAGGTTCAGTGTCTCCGTCGACATAAAAGATCTCTTTATCTGCCTGAATTTCTCTAAGCATGTCATACATTCTTTTTCCATATCCCTCTCCAACGGATTGGAATAAAACCAGGGAATTTTTGCTAGTTTTAGAAATGAAGTCCACTATATAATTGATTCTTTTATCCGATGAAATAACTAACTTTCTTTCCACATTAAAGATTTCACTGCCTTCTAAATCTTGCTTGTTAGTTCTTAGATCATAAAGCTTTTCCTTTAGATCGTCGGAAAGCCAATTCATCTTAACTACCTTAATGGAAACAGGAGTAGCATAGTTATTATCAAACAAAAATTTAGGACTGATCTCCATTACCAATGGTCCAAGATATTGCTGAATTGTTAGATGCTCTGCAGTGTTTCTATTGGTCAATGTTCCCGAAAGACCAAATCTATATTTAGATTCTTTACATTTAGAAACTACTTCTTTAATCGACTTAGAATGACTTTGATGTGATTCGTCGACAAACACAGCTTCAACCCCGTCAAAGAAAGATTCATCCTGCTTAACCAATGACTGATATGTGCCTATCATAAGCCCGGATGATATCTTGTTTTTATTACCCCCGTGGATTAGTTGCATTTCGCAATTATCAAGTTCTTTTAATCCATAGCTTTCAAAATCCTCAGATCCTTGAAGAATCAGCGTGGTGTTTGGAACAATCATTAAGAATTTATTTACTTGCTTAACCATCTTAAGATAAGCCAGAACGATAAATGCAATCAGGGTCTTACCCGAAGAAGTCGCAATTTCTAGGCAGGAATATCTGAATTTTATAATTCTCCACGCAGCCTCTATTTGGTAATCTCTGGGCTTCAGTTCTTTATCAGCAAAAAATTCTTTGGCCCACTGGGTAAATTCTTCTAATGTAAGATCATTTTCTATGATTTGATCTAGACCTACGATATCAACATCTATTTTATACTTCTCGCCAATATCAAAAACCTCACTCCATAGACCAATAGGAACTTTCCAGAGTGGCCCTCTTTTATCCACAAAACAAATAGCTCCATCCCAATGTTTCTTTTTCACTAAAGGATGGAAAAAATGATTGTGTATTTTACGAGTCAACGAAATCTCTAGTTGTTTTCTTTCAACTTCCTCGTCATAGTCTTGTAAAAGTAACCATTGTAAATCTTCTGAAACTATAAATTTAAGCATCTAAAATTTTCTTATTTAACCCCACCGCCTCGCATAAACTCCTCTAGAGATATCCTTGCCTTTATCCCATATAACATATGGTCAACAGTTTTGATTGTCTCATTCATAAAGCTAGTGTGATTATCAATCAGATCTATCCTGTGTTTAATTTCACTCAGATCTCCATCGATGAGGTGGGTTTTTTCATTAGAGCCATATCTAATGTTGTGTTCCTCTGAGTAATACATCATTTTATTTTTCTTTTCAGAACGATAATTAGAATTTATTCTACTTAGAGCTTGTCCTAACTTAAAAGAGTATTCCAATAACTTTTGTCTATCCGAATAAAGCTCAACCTGAACCTCTCCGATTTCTCTGATGTTTCTCATTCTGACAGAAAGTTCACGAATTCTTTCTGTCCATGTTTCTCTTTCTTCCTGGAATTGTGCTTCGAAATTGCTTATAGTATCACTCATAGAAGCTTATTGCTTTTATTCTTTTTTTCTTTTTTTATATCAACTACCTCAGTAACTATCTTCTTGTTTAACTTTACTTCCTCTGGGGTAAAGTTAAACTCCAGTTGAGGGAGTTCTAAATCCTCACTAGCCATATAAGAAACAGGAACTTTCAATAAGAATTTCTTCCTATTATACCTTTCTAATTCCTCTTTTGTTAAATCAAAATCATGTCCCATTTCTCGCTAGAAAAATATTTTTCGAATCTTTTTATTTTGATCTTATTGGATCTAACATAATCAACCACATCATTTAGATCCCACTTGTCCCTGTCGGGTAAATTGTTTTCGTCTAGAAATTTCTTCCATAAGAAAACACTCTCTCCACTACATATCTTCTTTCTTAGCTCTTCCTTTCCTGGATCGTCTCCATCATAAAACCATCTCTTGTTAGTGATATCAAAGGGAAAAGGATTGTTGATCGAACAGAGAGCGACTGCATTCGGAAAAAGAAAGGAATCAAAGGGTCCTTCAAAAATAGTAACCGGTTGATCTAAATCCACTGTGGAAAATCCAAAAACTAAAGAAATCGGATCTAGCTCTTCTGCTTTTTGAAGAAGGTCCGCATCTTTGCTCCTTAAAAGATTTTTATGAATACCACTAAGCTTATAAGTGTAATACTTATTCACTGCATTCTTGTTCATATTTCTCAATTGTAATCCTAATATGAACTTTCCATCCGAAGTCAAATTAAGTATGTGTATAGACCGTTTTACGGGGTCATACAAGTACTTTTCGTCAACAGTCTGATTTCTCTGCACTAAATATTCCTGGACCGGTCTAGGGACTTCTATGAGCTTTAATTTAGCTTTGTAATCCTCTCTTGAAACCAGAACATCCCGATAGTTTTCCAAGATAAACACATCAACACTGGCAGAAACTCTTCTAGATGTTTTCTTCAGATTTATGGTATTCTTAGCCTCCTCTATTTGCTCATGGGTTAATTCCCGAGCAAGCTCATGATCGAAAAGGAAACCAATTAAATCTCTGAATTTACCACATCCACCATTATAACACTTAAAAGAGAGGCTATCTACGTATAGATTGCCTCTCTTTTTTCTTGGATCATTTGAGTCTCCGCAGTAGGGACAGGAAAAGTTTAATCTATTATGTGAAGTATAGATTTTTTGCTTCTGGAGATTTCCGGGAAAGGCAACCTCCAAAGCTTTGGATACAAGATCCTTGACCTTTTCTAAACCTAATTTTTGCATAAGATCTCATAAATGTTATTAGAGATCGTTATACAAATCATCCAAGCTTCCAGAAGATGCAGAAGTCTTCTTAGCAGGTGATGCTGGTTGCATTGCTTCAGCTTCTTCTAGACTTTCTGTATCGGAGAAGAAATCTGCTTCAGCAGACTTTTTGACCTCCTTTTTCATCGGGTTTGGATTGGCACTTGATGCAGATGGTTTGGAATCCGGAGATCCTGAGAAGATTTCAGATAACATTCTTCCGTCTGGAATGGTGTTGCGAATAATTGAGTTAATTTTTTCCCTGTCTTCGTCGCTCCATTCTTTGTAATCGTATTTTTCAACTAGATCCTGTGGACCTGCTTTTAAGTATTCAACGATTCTTTTTTGATCAGCTTCGCTTTTTTCAACAGGAGATCCTCCGATGGAAATTGGCCCTTTCTCACCAACAAATTGGCAAAGATCGTAATTGTTCCAATCCCCTACTTTTCTAACATGCACACCAAAATTCTTACCTTCAAACAGATCGAAAGGGTTGCATGGAGTACCATATTCTGGCTTAATTTGTTGCTCGATCATATCAGCAACCTTTTTACCGAATTTGAAAACCATAATTTTGCCTTCCAATTCAGGTTTGCTTGGATCCTTAACTACTTGAATCAATGCATAGTAATCCTCCTTACGCGAGAAAGACTTAGCAAGCTCTTGATCCTTAGCAGATGGAGAGTTTTTTAACTTCCAGAAGATGTCTTTTAGTATTGATTTTTTACCTACAGTTGATGGACAGTCAGCAACAAAGTTACTGTTGTCTACTGGATCTTTCAACCACACATAATATTTGTGGATTTTAGATTTTTTGGGATTTGCGATGTTTGGGAGGAATCTAATCAAAGATTTATAAACTCCATCCTTTCCAAGTTCTGGATAGGGTTTGTAAATGTTAGCGTCGCCGCCTTGAGCTTGGGGTTCTGGTTTCAGAAAGTCCTCATTGTCCAAACTAAAAATGTCAAAATTTTCCATGTTTTTTCTAAATTTTTTTAAATTAACTAAAATTGATTCCTAAGTTATACCTAAGTGTCTCAAAAAGTTTCCCCTAAAATTTGTTTTCCGTATAAACTAATCCAAGTGGCATCTATCAAATCTGAACACGGGGTCTCCACTTCCTTGTTTTTTTTAATCCAGATATCCTTGTTTTGTTTCAACGGAGAAACAAGAGGACTTAGGAGATTATCCTCACCGTATTTATCTATAAGAGCTAAATAAAGTTCGTCCTTTTTTGCATTACCCTTGAGGGCAAATTTTTTAATTGCGGTAGGAGAATAAACATAAAGATTCTTGTATCCTACCAATTCAGCTATCCTCTCTCTTACCAAAGCAGTACACATGGAAATATCAATAAGAGAATTTCCAGAGCTTCCGAATGAAATACCCTCCATGAATACCACAGATTCGTCAGTTATAAAGGGTATAAGAGTCATCATGAAATTATCAGCTATGATAGAAAAGTTTTCCAGTTTGATCCTTTCTATCTCCCAATATTCACCTTCAATCTTGCTTTTTTCCCTTACAGTAAGGGTAAAATTAGAATCTTCCCCGAATATTTTAAAAGGAGATCCCTCCTTTGCAAGAATATTCCCAATCTTTTTGGTTGTTCTGTGGCAAGATCCCCAGTTTGCCCCATGCTCGCTAAGGGAGCACCAGGCTGGGGAATTTAAAGAAAAATCCACCCCAATAATGTTTTTACCCAATTTCTAATTTTATATCGACGTAGTTACATCTAAAGCCCACACTAAAAGTGGAGAACTGAGGTGTCGTGCTAGAATAGTTCAATTGTACTTCAGATAGCGATGTATATATCGGCTGCTGAAATTTCACAGTGGACATAATAATGCCCTCATGGTCTAACAAATGAAGAGTTAAATCTGGTAGGTATTCGTTCTCGTTTTGAAAATCTAAAAAATCTACTATGCTTTCATACATAATCCAATAATTGATGAATCCCTCCCCAAGCTTAAATGTGACGTTGAAATCTCTTCTGATTAGATTTTGTATAGTGGTTGCACTTTTGTAGTTCTGCTTATATCCACCAGGTCTAGTTTGTTCGACAGTATCAATGGTTTGAAATGTCGGAAAAGATACCTGTTGAATTGTTGAATTCATAAAATCCTTCAGTGTGTCATAAGGAATTGGCATTCTTTTAACGTAAGCTAAATACTTTTCTTCCAGTTTGGACGAATAAAATCCCTTTGGGAGGTTAAATATAAAAGCATTCTGTCTTGAATTTAATAACATAAGTTTTCAAACAAAATTTATAAATAGAACTGTTGTCCCATATCATTACTAGGTTTTAAACCCATCTGATCATAATCAATAAATCTACTTCCTCCTCCCCCGCCAACTGGATATCTAACAGATTCATAAGGCTCGTAAATTTCTCCAAGATAAGAAGAGTATTGGTTAAACATTGAGCTTCTGATTCCATTAGAATCTGGATGAACTAATCTGACTGCATTTAAGAAGAATTTATTATTCATTCCCTCAAACAGATCATTCCCAGGTCTTCCTGGTATTGTATAATAATCAGCAATTTCCTGAACACTCTTACCCGCTGTTTCGTCCATACTGATTAAATTGGATAGAGTGTCGATGTTATATCTGATTGGTTGTTTAGGTTTAATAACGGGTTCTTCGACTGTTAATATTGGTTTAACTACGGGCTCAACATTTAAAACAACCTGATCTTTTTCTATATCAAAGTAATCTTTAGGCTGTTGAGGAATTATATCGACTACCGGTTCTTGCGTTATAACGGAAGGAGCTATTTCAACAACTGCAGGTGCAGGTGCAGGAGTAGCGGTTGTGGTTGCAACTGGTTTTTGATCTCTCTCAGAAGGTAATATCCAAGTTCCGTGATAAACAGATGTTTCTATTCCATTGTTTGTTTTAGAAACTATATGAAAATCGCGTGAACTAAATGCAGATATTTTTTTAGATTCAGATTCTACAAGTTTAAAAACTAATTCTCCCTTGCTTGGATTTTGGAAAGTACTGTCAGTCATACTTGATATTTTAACAGTTTTATTATCGCCTCCTTCAAAAACAAGATAAAAATCAGAATTAGATCCAAGATCTAAAACAGTATTTTCTTTTCCTTCATTTTTGATGAATATTCTAAACTTATAATAATTATCATAAGGGTTAACAACTATTTTGGATTTTCCCTGTCCATATGCAATAGTTGCATCAGTAGTTGTTGATTGTGTTAATCCTCCTAAATTATCAATTGTCAAATCCTCTTGAGAAATGTTTACAGATTCTCTTTCAAAGAAAGCAGGAACATATTTCGTAATTACCCTTTCAATTGGATTTACATTTAATGTATATGCTTTAGATACAACAGGCTCTGTTACTTTGTTATAAACTTTTTGAGGATAAGGCTGATGTAAAAGATTTATTTTCTTTATTGAAGGTCCATACTTATCAACTTCAGTGCTTGTAACCGATGCTATCCTCATGATAGAAACATTACTGAACTTGTTCACCAATCTCATAGTGTAAATAATACTAAAGCTGGTTGCTTTAGGATTTACAATTACAGGCCTATAGATATAAGGTGAATTAAAATCTTTATCCTGAAGAAGCTGTAATTTTTGTGTTGATATTTGTCTTTGTCCTACCTGCTCTTTTACTTCTAAATCATGTATGATGTAATAAATATTACCTAGAGAACTTTCGGTATAAATAAAATCCTCAATGAAGTTTTCTTTCCAAGTTGGATAATATTTAAAATAATCAAAGTCGTTATCTTCAACAACATTAGCAGCTAAATCACCGTATTCATCAAAAGGAGTAACTGTTGCAATACTATTTAAAGCTGTATAGAAATAATAGAAGCCATTTAATTCTTGCGTATTCTCTATTTCATAAAGACTAACGGTGAAAGGCTGATTTCTAATAAATCCCTTACCGTCTGAGCTGATCTTTGCTGCTACTGTTCCACTTTCTAATCCAGATCCAGCTTGAGTGTCATACTCATATGTTATACTTGAATAAGAAGGTATTTTAACCTCTACATAATTATCATAAATTCCTGCATTAAAGTATATGGGATTCGGATTGGGTGTTGTTATGTCTAAATCTCCAGTTTCATAAGTTACCTGCGATACTGTGCACTTTTTACCATTTCTTTCCTGGAACTGGACTTGCATGATTACTCCATCACTTAAACCGAAATCAAATCCACTTAAAAAGTGGTATCTGATAGTATCGTAATAAACATTTAAATTGGTATCAAACGTAACTGGAAGATTCGCAGGATCCGTTAATTTATCATCATAGTCTAAATACTGTACTAATCGATCAATGTCAAGCTTAACAAACGTGTTTTGTGATATTTGTACAGAACTTCTGTCCCTAACATTACCAGTTGTTTGTGTGTCCTCGTTTCTGTTTGTTATCTGTACGGCATTATTAAAATATCCGTTTACCATTTTTTCAAAGCCAACTACAGAGGGCCCAAAAATAACCTGATGGTATTCGGGATTTGGCTGAACACCATATCTATACTCCATAAGTAAATATGGAGATAGACTAAAAAATTTGCTAGTATAGTTAAAACTTGACATATCCTCTTATATATCAAGTTTATTACAGAGTGATAATATCACATCACGCCTTCCGGAGATTTTTATATCCCCCATTATTTAACTGCAATCAAACCGACTGTTAATCCAATTACCACGCCAACAGCAGTTCCCTTGATCTTGTTCCAGAATGCTTTTTTCTTGGCAGTTTTTAGATCCTGCTTAAGTAGATCTGATACCTGCTGCTGTAATTCAAATTGCTTAGATCTTGCTATAATTGCTGAATCAGCACTCACAAGAGCAGATTTGGAAAAATTTAAAGAGGTTTGTAACGTATTAACTTGAGTTGTTAGAGAATTAGTTAGGTCTCCTGCTGTCTTTAATTCTCCAACTAAGTGATCCTTTTCGACTAGCTCTATAACTATCGCATTACCGACATTTTTATCTAGTTCTAGTCCTACATCGGATTTAGGAACTTCTGCATATCTTTTTATGAAAAATGTGTCAATTACATCCTTTGGTAGATTTTGTAAAGCTGCTAAAGCTGCTTCCTTGTCTTTCTTTTCTTTTGCGGCCTTTGCTCTAAATTTGTCAGCCTCTTCTCCTGCTTGCTCAGCCAGATTCTCATAAACTTCAGAAGAATCTCTGAGCCTTTCTTTCTCCTCTACTGCTGCTTCAAATTTTTCTTGAACTTCGCTGATCTCACTTTCTAAAGCTTTAATTTCTTTTTTGTGATAATCGTTACTAAATGTACCATATATCAGGAATGCTAATATTAGTAATCCTGCTCCTATTAGTAGTTTCTTATTATTATTTTTAAAATTTTGTACAGATTCGACCTTTTTTTCAATCTCTTGTTGTACTTCTTCTTTTATTTTTTTCATAGCTATCTTTTATATTCGAACGTTTTAACGTCTATTTGTCCAGGCCCGTATTTTTTTTCTAGCTCAACATACATACTTTTTTCATCTGTCCTTTGGATGTTTAAGGATTTAATACACGATTTTATCTTATTTCCTAAATGGATGATCCTATTTTCATTTTTTTCAGATTCGTTCTCGCTCATTCTGTCCAATTCTTTTTCGTATGAGGAAAGCTCATCATGAATCTCCCTATAATTAGTCATTATAGATTTTATTTTTTCAATCTCCTTAAAAGACATCTTCATATTCTCGATAGTTTAAATTAAACACAACTTACTGTTCCAGATCCACTACTAATAGTGAAGGAACCATATAGAGAAGCAACGTAATTTCCAGGATCCAACCAAATTGTTTGGGAAACTGGATTTGCACCAATAGAATAAGCACTAATAATATTTGGTGAAGGATCAGGAACAGTAATACCAGTAATCTGTAGGAAAGTATCAGCCTCACCAGCAAAAGAACTTCCACCGAACGCAGTTAATTGTAAATAAGCACCCGGAGAATTAATTATCCAAGAGGAATTAACAGGTCCAGGAGATGCCTGGTTAATCGTCGTTGTTCCGCTATTAAATAAACAAACAGGAGCAGGCGTTGGAGCAGGCGTCGGTGTAGGTGTCGGTGTCGGCGTCGGCGTCGGTGTTGGCGTCGGTGTAGGTGTCGGTGTTGGAGTCGGCGTAGGTGTAGGTGTTGGACTAGGAGGTGGAGCTGCAGTATATTTAGTTGAACTTGTAGTAAAATACCTGAAGCTTCCATGTATATAAGAAGTAGATCCCCCAGGGATTGAATTAATTCCTAAGTTTCCTCCACTGCTATAAATATAAAGTCTAGAATCAGAACTTTCACTGATAAACGCTCCTCCTAACTCCTGTATAGCAGAGGATGAACCAGCGTAAATTATATAGTTCATCGCCATGTTTACAGGACGGGTTTCAGTGCCTCCAGTTGATGCTATACCATTAGCAAAGACGTTTGCTTGATTGTTAGAAGAAACAGCATCAGATCCACTGCCTGATAAAGAGGTTCCTCTATCTTCAGTTCCAACTAATCTTCGATTGGTTTCTAAGGAGTGTGTGTGTGATTTTATTTCATCATTCTGTGTTGTTCCTAGTGATGATGCATTTCCTCCAAGGCCTCTGATGAACTTACCACCTAAATCTGGTAAATTAAATGTTGTGGTTCCATCCCCAGATCCGTAGGTAGTTCCAATAACTCCAAAAAGAGAAGAATAAGTAGACCTAGAAACCGCTTGTCCATTACATTCTAACCATCCATTAGGTAAATCTAAAGAAGGCCAAGGCATTATAGTACCAGCTGGAGTTGATCCGATACCAGCAAAACCTGTTGCTTTTAAACCAACAACCGGCATTGCTGGTGTCAGAAAGTCAGTTACAGATGTTCCCAGTCTAACATTAGAGAAGTCAGCAGAATAAGGAAACCCTGTTATGTACATATAGCCATTACTAGCAGTTGCTGGTGCTGGTATAGATGTAGAAAGAGAATCAATCTTAATTACAAAATCAATATCAACTGTATCACCAACCCTTGTGTATTTGGATTTAACTATTTTATATTTGGTTGAGTTCCATCCTGTTTGTGCTACTCTTGGATTTAATGCCAATGTTCCAGACCAATCTCCCTCTTCATAGTAATCTAAATTATTAGGACTTGTTTGAAGAGGAATTGTTGTTTCATTGAAAGGAAGGCCTTTTGTTAAATATCCATCACTATCAAATCCAAAGAAGTGAGCTCCTGTTGCATTTTGTGCATACGTTTTTAATTGAAGAATGTCACCACCAGATATTCCATTGTTAGTGTCAGCAACAACTAAAGCAGCGTCTACTGATACACTATCTGAAATTCCTATAGCAACACCAGTAACATTAGTCTTATTAGATTGACTAGGATGTAAATAAATATTTCCTCCTTTAGATCCACCGCCAGATAGGACTGGACCGGGATGGATTACTACATTACCCCCTGTGCTTCCTGCTGCTCCTAATCCACCATATAGATAAAGATTTCCGCCAGGAGCTGCAGTACCAGCTCCAGATTTGATGGTTAGATTAGCACCAGATTCCCCTGATGCAGAATCCTGCATGTAAACTAATCCATCTCTCGTAGATCCGGTAAAAATCCCAAATCTAAATTGTAAATTACCATCTTTGTCTAATCTGAGTCTCGTAACATTATTACCTGAAGTATTACTTACTGATAAATCGATTCTTGTTTCGGTTGAGGCAGAGCCGTCAAGAGCAAATGAAACTCCTGCAATAGCAACGCTATCCGCTGCCTTCTCCGCCATTAGTCCACCAAAAACACTACCAACTGCAGTGTTCCCACTTTTGAAGATAACATTTCTTCCGTTAGTAGCTCCTGAATTGGAAAGAATTATTCCTTTGTTTCCTTGAGTTGTAATAGCATCACCAACTATAAAATTACCGACACTGTTGGTATAATCTGGAGAATACCTCATTTCCGTCCCATCGGCAAAGTATGTACCGACTCCACTGTTAACAAAGCTTCCTGAGGATCTTCTAAGTCTTATAGATCCTCCTGTAGCATTGATCCAGTTAGCACCTGTAATATTAACTCTTGATGCTTGAACGTCAAAACTATTTGAAGCAGCTAGAAAAGACACACTGCCTCCGGGGCTAAAAAATTCAATATCATAATCAGTTGTAACAGCTCCTGGATTTTTCCATCTAAATCTTGGATTTCTGCTCTGGCTAAAACCTGCACTTGTTCTATTAGCTTCGTCTTGATTAGCTCTTCCGAAAGATATCAATGAAGCTATATTAGAACTAGGATCCGTTGCAATTTTAAGTTTAGCTCTTTCGCCATTTAATCCAAACTTATTAAGTTCAGTATATTGATAACTAGGATCTGCACCTGTCCCCCCTCTATCGCTTAATAATAATCCATATTTGTGGCTAAAATTAGTATCATGAATTAATACTCTATCGTCAGTTAAATTCGTATTATCAACAGGAACAAATGCGGACGTGTTAGAAAAAAATACGCCAGAATATTGCCAAGTTAACGATCCACTTCCCGGGGAAGTTTCATCATAGACATAGATCCCATAAGGATTTGTATCTGTACTATCTGAAAGCCAATAGTCTCCAAGTTCAGGCTCTCCCCAAGGAGTATTATAAAGATTCCCGATTGCTGGTGCTGTTTGTTGGACATACCATCTAGCTCCTCTTAGTCCCTGGGGTCCGGTTGGTCCTTGTATACCTTGAGGTCCGATAGCTCCAGTAGCGCCTCTTATTCCCTGAGGTCCCTGGGGTCCTCCACCAGCCGTCAAGATTTGATCAAAATTGTAATTAATCTTGTCTATCAAGATTGTTTGGGAGTCTCCCGGAAGAACATTTAAAATATTAATAAGTGGCATTTCTATCTAAATTAATTTTATATATCCTTATATCTTTCCGACCAGTAAAGAGAAGGCGACAGAATAATCATATGTTGGATCCTTCTGCAACCTATACTCAAATTCTAACTGGCTACGTTTTTTAATATCATTGTTATTTGTCTTCACAAATCCGGAAGATATCTTTTCATAATTGCTTAAATTTGTAATTATAGGATCCAAATCTACTCCTTCAGTTCTTCTAATCTTTTTAATATAAACCACTATCTCTTTAGTTTCATACTGGGGAAGAACGTTGTTTTTTAAATATTCGTCAATGTCATCAGATAGGATAGTTCCGTCCCCGATACCAAATTCAGGAACCAAGATTTCACTAAATTTTTTATCAATTCCCCCCTCTTGAAAATGCTTTATAGCGGTTCTTTCAACTATTAAAAGAGCCTTTATCTCGGTTTCAGTTTCTTCCCAAAGGATTTCATACTTAGGATAAAGGTCCTTGTTAACACTAAACACATCAGAAATCGAAGAGGAATATTTTAGTTGAAAATCTTCCCTTATGGTGTTTGGTGTTTTCATCACCTTACTACCGAAGAAATTTTTCTGTTCTATCATATTTTTAGTTCCTGGGATATAACTAAAACTATTTCCTGTACTGTATTCTCTATATCTTCCAGGATCCCACGTGCTCTCAAAAATAAACGTGTCTCTTATACCTATAGGGGATTCTCCTATGAGCGGGTATTCCGCTTTATATCCGGATTGCGGATCTACTTGGAAGGGATTAGATTTTGCATACTTATAGAAATTAACATTTTTAACTTTTCCAAAATTATCCTTATTGGAGCCAAATGTTACGTTTTTATATTCTAAGCTTTCTGCAATTAAGGAGGATCCCCCAGAGTAACTTTCATCTTTTAACTCATAATATATTTCATCGGGAGCATTTTGAGGAACGATAAAAGTTGCTCCAGTTACACCCGAGTATGTAAATCCTTTCGAATATACATCAGCGCTTTCCCCACTATTTTTAAGAATGGAAAGAACGAAATCCTTTCTTGCAACAACCGAATAAGATGTCCACCAAAGTGGGGAAGAAGTTGGGGTGTTTCCTGTGTTTGAATTTGCTAATGAGATATAAAGATTTCCCAGATAATCCACCACAGAATTTTCTGAATATGTTGAAGAACCTGAATACGAGGGAACACTATCTTTAACAAAATTGGTAAAAACAAAGTTATATGTGTTTCCCCTGACTAATCTTATTTTTTTTCGGGTTTTTCCATCGATTGATATTTCATAGCTAGATCCTACACCATAATAGGGGGATCCTGGTATTTTTTCCGAAATAGAAACATCTATTTGTAAACTAGGAGAAGTTGGTGTATCTCTATCAGAAACTAAGAAATCATTCTTGGTATTTTTAAAATGTATTATTTCTAAAAACTTCGGAGTATATCCACCGCCATATCTAAAAAATTCAGTCACATCATCTTCGGAAACTAAATCATATCCAACATTAACATTGGAAAAAGATTCAGGTTTATAATTTTCCTCCACAGGAATTAATTTGTTTGTCTGTAAGAAGGATGATGGTTTTATGAATTCTAAAACAAAGGTATCTGAAGTTACCACTGTGCTTTGAGTTGTGGTATTCCAATAAGATTTTGTATATTTTATGTATGGACTATTATTCAAAAATAGTTTATAGATTTCAGGGAACGTTATCTTATCAAAAACAGAATCCCAGTAGCTTTGACCTGCTCCTGCTTGATATACTGCTCTCGCAGAAAAAATATTATAAGAGACAGGAACTGGTACAGAAGTAAAACTAGGGGGAGTATATCCCAGATTAGAAAAATCAAAATAATAACCCCCAACATAGCTAATCTCGCTAAAGTTTACGTAATTTTTTCCAGCACCAGTAATCCATGGGGTTCTGTACCAATAAGCTCCAGGATCCCCGGATTTCGGAGAAAAAAGAGTAAACGTGTCAAGATAATTAGCAGGCCTGCTTCCTGGTGAAAAAGAATTTACTGGGGTAGTAGGGGAATAGAATTGAACTTCATTCCTTAAATCTGTATCATAATTTGGATTTGTTGCTATTGCAGCTATACCCGTTCCGTCCACTGTAGTTGAACTTACTATTGACTGAATTCCAATTGTTGCAAGACTGGAAAAATTCAATCCCGAACTCAACTTAACATAGGAAAGATCTGAATTAAGCAGACCAGCTGGACTTGATGTTATTCTAGAATACTCATCAGTTCCTGATCCTCCCGTTACCTTATGTCTTAATTTATTAGAAAGAGAATATAGACCAAAATAATCCGCACCTCCGTGTATTCCAGTAGGATTAAAATACCAGGATCCAGTTGAATTTGATTGAGATACATCTGCTGGACCTGATGCCAAATATAGAATATCTTTTAACTTTTCAGGATCTACAAATCTAACATCAGATACTATCAAGGTAATTATGAATGTGACAGTTTTAAATTCTTCGTTCTGATGTACTTGAAATGTCACTGGAGAGGTTACTCCATAAGGATCCGGATCCTCTACAGCTCTTAAAATACATGAGAATTTGTAATCATTAAATTTCTGATCACCAGTTTTAAACAAATTAGTTTCTCTGGTTTGGATAGAAGCTTCAGTTCTTTCCTTGATTCTTACTTTTACCCCTCTGTAGAGGGTTTCGGAAAATCCTGAAGAATTATCATATGTAAACCATGTATATCTTTGCTCTATTGGTTTTGATTCAACAGAACTAAATCTAACATTATCAAGATCGTAGAAATCTTTCCCGTCTACAGTAAAATAATTTAAGAAATAATCCTCGCTAGCAGGATCTGCGTTTTGAACAGAGGATAAAGAAAATGAACCTGCACAATAATTGGAAGAAGACTTTATCAGGTTTGAAGTAGCTGATATTGGAGGGGTTTCCAATACATACCATTCATTTGTAAAATATAAAGGATCTCTACCTGGACTGAAAAATCCAGGGGAAAAATTTAATGGTGTAAAAGCGGAACTGGAATTTAATCTATAATCATTCCCTCTTACATCAGTTCCACCCTCGTAAACCCATTTGGTAATGTATGGTGTTACCCTCGATCTTGTAACCAGTGATCTAAGATAATTTTCTTTTAAAACGTCATACTCATTATCAACCTTACCAAAATTCATTTGATCCCTTTTTGAAGAGATCTGAGATGCTTCGTCAAGATATTTAATTTCTTGCAATCCTGCAAAACCGGGAAATCTATCTAAATCTGGAAGAGGATCATTGAAACCAAAAAACCTAGCCTGATTAAGATCTTTAACATACATCAAAGGAACAACATTTGCTTTCCCTGAATTATTACCGGAAATTAAGCTGTAATTAGAAGCAGTTCCTCCTCTAAATATGTAACTGCCAGTTGGACCGTATGTGCTTCCCATATAAGAAACAGTTGATCCATTAGCAACCGCATAATCAATTCCTTCGTAAATCGGGGTTATTCCGTCAGGTTGAACATCAATATATCTATAGTATTCTTCTGTCGGGGTTTTTCCGTATGTGCTACTCCAGAAGTCCACATCAAGATCTTTCGTTGGATAGAAAGAAAATACCCCAGTCTCAATATCTACTAATTCTTCAGTTATAATAGTTCCAAGGGATCCCCTTAAAACTGTATGGGTGTTATCCTGGATTTCAACTATCGAGTGTGTTAAATAATCTTTTATGGTATTGTATTGAAGCTCTGAATCACTATAGTCAACACACTTCCCTATAAACTTAACTTTTGAAAGGCCGAAGTTCGTCTTAATGTAACTTCTATCAACTGAAAGTTTATAGGCGTCCTCGTTTTTAATTTTAATCCTTGTATTGGAATACTTAGAACCCCCGATAAATTTTAAATCCGTGGTTAGATCGTTTACATCTATATCATTAAAGAAAATCTTTCCCCTTCTGTCGAAGGAAAGTTTATTATAGTAATCCCTATACGAGAATAAAGAAAAAAGATTGTTGTTAGTTTCATCCGAACCTGAAGTTCTTATAATAACTTCATTTCCTATTGCAAATGCTCTATATGATTTATAATTTACACTATTTAAAACCCCTGCTATTGCTTCAGCAATTTGTGATTTGGTTCCAAATGGATGAAAATAATAAACTCCCCCTTCATCAGTAAAACTTCCAGGTCCCCATCCTCCTCTGACATATGTTAATTCTGATGCTACAAAATAATCAAATCTTCTGTTCCCGATTTGGTTAACTCCAAAAGGATGGTACAAAACTATAGCGTCATTTGGTAGCAATTGACCATCAATTTTAATAACGGAATATGACCTACCAGTTTCTTCTGAAATTTCTCCCTTATATTCTTTTGTTTTCAATGAATTTGGCCCAGAAAAAACAGAGAGGTCAACAAGTTTATTACTAATTATTAATAAATCGTTTTGAGTGGTTCCTGTTCCCCATTTATCAGAATTGGTTGCATCCGTTGAATAATTTTTTATCTGCTTATATGAATAAAAATTTCTATTCTTATCTTTGATATAAAAAGATTTCAATCTTTCGTTTGTGTGAACATCGTCTGATGTAGGAACGTAACCCCATATAGAATCAGGATCAACGAAAAGTCTTAATCCATTATCATTCTGCTGATAATAAGAAGATGTCATTTTATCAGATATCTGATAAGGTGACTTTGGCTCCGGAAAATTATTAACAGATGCGGAATTATTAAAAAATAAATCCGCTGATAATCTAAACGTACCCGTTTTTATATCATCGACGTAAAATCCATAATATCTATTGATACTGTATAGGTCTGCATCAGGATCATTAAAAAGAAACTCTAGATTTAATATACTATGGGAAATAACCCCATTTCTTTTAAATCCATCAGTTATTAGTTCATCAGTTTCAATAATGGGTGCATCAGCAGAAAAAACAGAATTTAGATACTCTCCCTTTTTACAGAAAACCCCGTCCTTTATAGAGACCCCATTGTATGTAGTTAGGGAATCTTTCTCAAATTTAACATCGATTAATGACTGGGTATAGTTTATATTAGACCTTATTTTAGAAAGATATTTTCCCAATTTAGAATCTTCCTGCAATGAATATGTTGCAACTATTCTGGACTTTGGTAAGATGTTTTCTATAAAATGGTCCTGCTCATCACCTATGAATTGTATGTTATAATTTGAATCCAAAAGGATGACATCGCCTTGACCCTGAACTAAATCAAACCCAGTAGAACTAGCAACAAAAATCTCCCCGGAGGAATATTCCGTACCGCTAGATTTTATTTTATATGGAAGATAAGAATTAGAGTTTTTATCAAGTCCATATTTTTCAACTACCTTATAGGTTTTTCCAACTGTTAAAGATGTAACCGGTATTAGATATGAAAAATCTATCGGATCGGTTATTCTAAATATTACAAAATACTTAGGCAAATCCCTCTGTACTCTGATTGGAGCAAGGAATGAAAATTCTTCCTCGTATAGATTAGATATTAAGGGGTTCGCTCCTGCGTGATAAAATCCATCAAATTGATCGCTTAATGTGGAGGTATAAGTATCTTTTGGGCTTTTTTCGTTTTTTAGACCAAAAACAAAATCCCCGGGGGTTTTTCCTTCATCAAAGAAATTATAAACATCCTGAGCAAAATCTCCATCGGGGGATATTCTATATCCTTTGTATTGGTTTTTAGACATTTCATCATTTGAATCTATAGAATTAAACCATAGATTTCCTGATGAATCAACGCTGATCTTCAGGTTACCAGAAATCCTAGGATTAGATCTAAGTACCCCGAACGATGACTTATATTTTCCTTTTTTTGTAGCCATTTATAGTTATGCCTCGATGAGTCTTCTTATTCCTAGTCTGTCTCTAAAACTTGAATATGTTGGAGAAGCTAATGCTGATTTAGTATAGCTTCCTGAGACTGACAAGTCAAAAGAAAATAACTCTTCATTATTTACTTTTATATCTATCCCTATCTTTTTAGTGTAGGTAATATTTCTTATCGCTCCGCTATTTCTAAATCCTCCTATATAGCCAAGTTTATCCTGACATCTCATTTGGAATAAGACGGGTATAACTATAGAATTTTCTTCACCAGAAGAAAGCGTTTTTGTTGCTAGAGTTGTTGAACCCTCAACTTGGATCGTAGAGTGACTTGAAGGAGACATAAATAGATATGATCCGCAAGAATATTTTCCGACCAAATATTCATCATCTGAACTAAATCCTAGCTTTTCTGGATATGAGGTATTTGCACCAGTAGCTCCATAAGAGTTTGTAGCAATCTGGTTATAAGAAAGCTGCTGATAATTTTTGGTCTGGTTTGTTACTGTATTAACAAACAATGTATCGGTAGAAGAAGCTTCAAATCCTAGTGAATGTCTAAAAGATGGGTAATTAAATCCACTGGTTCCTTGTATTGGACGAATTAAATTCTCAAAACTTTTAGATGTTGTTGTAGCTTCATTCACGATTGTAGGATGCGAAATATGAACGCAAAACTCATTTAACTTTCCGTTTCCAACAGGAGATCCGGATGCATAAGATCCGTTCCAAATATTAGCATTAGCTGTTCCAGGAGTGGAAGTACCTCCGGGCTTAAACGGAATTAAACTTCCTCCATCTACCGGAACACCACTAACCCCGCTTTCAGAATTCCAAGTTAATCCTGTTTTTGGAGTGAAATATAAATCATCATCAAATCCTACCGATTTAAATCTAGGATAAATGAATTGAGAATTTGCATTCGCAGATTGGAAAGGAGATGCGTGAATATAAGAATTTCTTCCTGTTAGGTTTGGTCTTACATCAAGGGGTTTTATGCTTGTTAAAGAAATAGGAGATAAATCATATTTTCTGTTAGTAGCATAATCCGGAGTTGCAGTAGTACTAGTGTTATCAAGAGACATAACATTTTGACCTCCTGGAATAATAGATGCAAGCTCTAATGGTGAAGCAGTTTCATTTCTAAGTTCTATAGAATACAGAACAGAAACTATTTTTCCATAATTTGAAAAGTTAGTTAAATCTATTAGCTCGTCATAATATCCAGCAAATAGTTCAACAACTGATCCTCTATTAACTTTTATTAGATCGCTTCCGCTCTTAATATAAACAGTAAGTACTCCTTTAGCTACAGATATTAATGCTTTTAATGAAGCTATCTCTTTATCCATAGCTAATATTTTTTGATATAAATCCAGAGATCTTCCTGTACTATCAAAAAATCCTGAAGATATGGTATCAGCTACGTGGGCAAAATATTTATCTCCACTATTAAATGCTGTTGATAGATGCGAATCTAATCCTCTAGAAGTTAAATCCTGCTGAAGGGAAACTAAAACCTGGTCATTCGAGTTTTGTGTAACATACTGTTCGTTAGTGTTTCCGACAGAAAGCTCTTCTGGAAAATCTATTATAACAGATCCAGAAAAATCAGATTCTAAAGGATTCATAGGCCAGCCAGCTTCAGAAATAGATGATACCTTAATTTCAACTTTTTCTCCAGATGTTACAGGAATATCTATTTGATTAATGTTAGGAAGATCAGCATCTTGAACATCTTCGTCTTTCCAGAAATATTTTTTAGTTACAGAGTCATAGGACTTTTTTCTAATATCTGTTTTATACTCTATCCAGTTACTGTACGTTGCTCTTCTTTCAGTTCCGTCGTTATCCGAAAATTTAATCTCTTCCGCATTAGTAGCGTTACCCTGCTTAGTTAAATATCTGTATCTTACTCTGAATTGTATAACACTTTGAGATCCTGATTTTCCATCCTCTATTGGGGAAGGAATTGGCCAAAATCCTCTTACTCTATATTTAGGAGCTTCTGTAACTTCTGGTGCAGCACTAGAAAGATTATTTAGATCCTGTATCACAGTTTGTAACAAAGAGGTCTTAGTAGATTTTTCTCTAGTTAAACTGTCAATTTTTGCTATTAAACTTTCTCTAGATGATGCAGTAGATTTTGTGACTGATGTTATAGTTAAATCTGCAAGCTCACTTCTTGTTTGATCTATAGATTTATTAATTGCATCAATTTCGTTTTGAAGCTTAACCTTATTTTGAACCGCTGCAGCAAATTTTTCAGATGTTGTAGACTGAGTGATCTGCTTGTTAATTTGTACAACTTTAAAATTAGAAGAATTAAGTACTGGAACATTTGGGACTAAACCATATACCGAAGGTATTACCTTTTCTTTGGTGTTAGATAAAAATTGAGACCCGAAATCTGCAACTTGAGTTTTATAAAACTCATCAAGTGTCATGTTTCCGTTTGAAGTTCCGATAATCATTTCATTGGAATAAAAAATAACGCCGTTACTATACGTAGAACCGGTAACATGGTGATTATCGTTAATGGCTTTAATAAAAACCCCCTGTCTTTCATCGTGTCCAATGTTAACATTAACTTGAAGGGGTGAAAGTATATCAGAAGATAGGGTTAGTGCACCCTCACCAATTGGAACTGGATCATATCCGCTAATTCTTTTTAATACAACGGTTAATTCAGAAAGATCTATGGAAGTAACCTCTAGCTTACTTCCTCCTTTAGTCATTAATTGATCCCCTACTTTAATTTGTCGGTCAGAATTTAATCCAGATGAAATTAGATCCTTGTATGTGATAGTATCTAATTTATATTTCCTTACAGTTTGATTAACAACTTGTCCACCAATTGTCACAGGAACTATCGTATCAAATACTCTTAAAACAGCAAAGTTTCCCTTGTATCTAATTACCCTAAGAGGTAAGTCTTCTGGGGATTCGTCTATAGTGTAAGTTATTCCCTCCCCGGTAAGAGCACTCATTAAATCAGAGTCACTGATATCATTTCTACCCTTTAAATTGGTATCGAACCAATTTTTTTGGGCGTCAGTAAAAGTATTTGCTATAATTCTTTTTACAAAAACTCTTTTCGTTTCAGAATCAACCTGTCCATCCAGATTGAAAGATACAAATAGAAGGGGATTTAAAAAGCTTTCAAAAAAATGATTGCTTCTAAATTTAAAATTAGAGGGAACCTGCAAATTAGCAGGGGCTATAGGATCTAATAGAGGTTTAGCTTCGTAAATTCTAGAAACAGTCCCGTCTGCATTTCTAACATTTGCATCACCGTCTTCTAATCCACTTAATCTTTTAATATTAGAATCTAATCTCTTAATTTCGTTTATAATATAACCCCAAGAAGGAATCGAGATCGTACTAGCATTATTATTTTCATCAATAAATTCAACGCTGACAATATCTTCTTTCGAAGTTGTAGCGTTACTCAACTTATTGATAATTTCTAAAGAGTTTTTTTGAAGTCTTAGAAATTGAGCTAGTAGTGAACTTATTGAATTTTTAGTACCTGCCATTTTATCTTATTTGATCTATTTCAAAAACTAAGTTTTTCTCGTCAACACAAACTATATCGAATATAGGTTTATTGTCTGATGAATTAAAACTTGTTTGGGTGAATCCTCCAATTAATATTCCATAAGGAATTCCCCCTGGTGCACTAAGAGGATAAGAGCCTTTTGCATCAGTGTATATTAGAAGATTATTTCCATTTAAAACCAATTTGTCATCAAAGACAATTCTAAATGATTGTCCCTTTTTCCAGTGACTGTTAGTGTCATCAATTTTAAATACCAGATCGTTATTTAAATTTATAGTTAGTCCAAAATTCTTATGCTTATAATAGTTATTAAAAGGATTAAGAACTAATGTGTTACCGTTAGTTGGGTTTATGGTAAAATTATACCCATTTTCCTCAGGTAAAGAATATCCCTGAACTGAATTGTTTAAAACCAATCTATTGGGTGTAGATCTATCTACATTTATTCCCGTTCCGCTTTTAATTAGATCCAGATCATAAGAAAGCTTGATGTTGGTAGTCCCGTTTAGAATATTTTGAACCATTAAGTAATTTCTTTCAATTAATCCTAGGATATCCTGTGTATTTTTAAATAATGATTGATTAGCTACCATTGCATCTTCTAGAGCTTTAATCCTTGCAGAAAGAGATGTATTGTCATCCATAGTGACAACTAAATCTTCAAGCGTTGTAACTCTGGTATTCATTGAAATGATCTCTGTTGTTTGATCATTTAAAGCTTTAGATGCATCCTGTAAAACATTTACAGCATCCATAAACATGGAAAGGGAGAAAGAAGAATAGTCATTTACTGCTAATTCTACTCCTGTATTATCAACATCAGTATCAAACTTAATGTTAATTTTAAGGCCATACGAATTACCATTTAGTTTGGTAATAGGATCCGGCTTGTACTTTTTGAACGTTGGAATTTTACCAGCAGAGTTGGAAATAGGTTCTACATCTTCTAAAAATAAAATTCCATATAAATTAGTTTCAGCATCGACAGGATTATTAGGATCGTATACATCATAATAAATTAAAACAGCATTAAAATCAAAAGAACCTGAATCTGAAACAGAATTGAATTCTTCTATAGTTGATATAGAAGGATTGTCGATAATAGGTTTATAGTTATCAGGATTAAAGTCTAATTGAATACCATCAAGATTAGATCTTCTATAATTTGTCTGGTATGTCCCATTTTTTAAATACTTCGTAATTCTATTAGTATCTGAATCAAAGAATGATGATTCGGTGTAATAAGAGTTTGCAGTATTTCTTGGATAGTACCATTGATTAGTAAAGGTTGCTCCAGTAGCAGACGTTCCAGTTATTCCAGGTTGACCTAAAACATCCTGATCATAAATGGCAAAAGTTGGAAGAGTATTAGGACCGTAATTTCCGTCATTATGACTTCTTCCTTGAAGATATTCTGTATCTAAAGGATCGGTTGGTTTGTGTGTTAATATTTGTCCAGGATAATAATTCTGATCCGCAGTTGTTTTAAACATTACAAGAGGTGTGTGACCATCCTCAGTTGGAACATGAATGTAAACTTCAGAGTATGAATTATTTTTATGCTGTACAGAGTTTACAATATCACATTCTCCAATATACTTAACTATTCTAGAATATCTAGGTTTAACTGATCCGTTTCCTATGGAATAGTCATCTTCCTCTACCCATCTTTTGTCAGAAAAAGGAAATCCCCCTGATAATCCAGTTGCGTTCTGATTTAATCCAGGAGCTACTTCATTAGAGTTAGCTGGTCTAAATCTAACAGCTCCAAGCTCTTTCATCCATTTCCAAAATACTCTTTCAGAAACGTTTCTTTTCAGTGTTGGATTATAATTCTCATCAGACAATAATCTTGACTCTAGGTTAAGACAATAGTTTTGAAAAGACACCTCCAAATTAGGACTTAAATTATTTGGATCGACCAAATCAAAACTTCCCTCCGCAACATCTAGAAAAGAAGAATCTACAGTATCAAATTGGATAGAATTCTCTCCATATAAAGGATCTCTAAATTCAGGGATGTTTAACAGTACATACTTAGAAAATCTAAACTTATTAACAGTGTTGTTAAAAGTAAGGGCAAGATCTTCCGCCGCAGAGCTAAATGTGTAAAATGTTCCGCCCTGTGTCTGAAGAGGTCTAATAAATGGAGTTTTTGCCATCCAGCTTTATAATTTATTTTTAACTTAGATCACTAGCGCTAAGTCCAGCAGTTGATATTACTACCCAAGATCCGTTCTGTGTTGCTGATCCCTTTCCCAATCTATTTTCCCACTGTAGGGTTACTGAAGCTTTATAAGGTAAACTAGCCGGTACAGTAATTTCAGAAGGGAATCTTCCTGCGTTATTATCAGTATTGAATCCAGTATAATAATTACCGGTGAAAGGTGTTTTTACCCCCGTTCCTATTAATCCAGCATAAAGACCGGTATTTACTACAGTAAGTCTAAAACCTTGTGGAACTGCTGGTAGATTAAGAGATCCTCCGTCCCCAGTAGCAACTCTAAAATAGAATCCTGTTTGATTACTGGAATCTCCTGTTGCTCCACTAACATAGCTACAATTTGCAAAGACCACGCTTTCATCAAAAGTTAGAACATAGGGATTACTAAATGTACCTGTTATGCCGCCGCCTCCGTTACCAGGAGAAAGAAAAGCATTTGTTGCCCCTGATGCACCTGTTGCATTTCTATCAATATAAGATCCAGTAGCTCCGATTATTACAGATCCATTGAAAGTAACATCTCCATCAAATCTGGCAGTGGAACCAAAAACTGCTGCTCCTGATGCATTGATCTGATTAAATGTTCCTGTTCCAGAAACTGAAATTTGCCCGGATGAAACGATTCCAGAAAATGAAGCATTTCCTGCGCTAGCACCAGTTCCGTAAATACTAACAGTAGCAGTTCCAGAAGCTGGAAAAGTTGCCTGGTTAGCAAAAAACGTTTTGGCTTTTAATTGTCCACTGGTGGCCTGAGAAATGTCCATAGATCCCGTTACCACATTAATATTGAATGTGTTCTCTAGATCATTTATTTCATTCTCAACCAGTAGGAAATTTGAATTAATGGTAAGTCTCGAGGCTGCGATCGAGTCAGTGCCTAATATCTCCTGAATAGTAATCATTTGTTATTTTTTATTCTGAATATATATATCATACAAGACCGAACGAAGAAATAATTCTTGCATGCTTAGATCATACGGTAAAAAATTCTTAAGTTTCTCACAAATTAATCCCAAATTTTATGGAAAAAACAACAAAGGAATCTCCTATCAAGGGGAAAGTGAAGGGCCCTATTAAGTTTAAACTTCAGCTTAACGAGGAACAAAAGGAAGCTAAATCTATAATTTTAGAAAACCCAGTAACAGTTATCAGGGGTATGGCAGGATCGGGAAAAACACTTCTAGCTTGTCAGATAGCTCTAGATCTTCTTTTTAACCGGGAAGTTGAAAAGGTTATAATAACAAGACCAACGGTAGCTAAGGAAGATATAGGATTTCTTCCCGGAGATCTTAAAGAAAAAATGGACCCTTGGCTAGCTCCAATTTATTCCAATCTTTATCTTTTATACGATAAAGAAAAAATAGATAAAATGGTTGCTGACGAGATAATTGAAATTCTTCCCTTCCCTTTTATGAGAGGTAGAACATTTCTTCATGCCTGTGTCATTGTTGACGAAGCTCAAAACGTTACTAACTCACAAATGGAAATGGTTTTGGGAAGACTTGGTATAGCTTCTAAAATTATGATCTGTGGTGATATTTCCCAAATAGACTTAAAAATCAAAAAAGACTCTGGATTGGATTTTTTAAATACAGTGTCTTCTAGGGTAGATGGGGTTAAAGTCATTTCTCTCAAGAAAAATCACAGGCATCCTATTGTTCCAGAAATTCTTGGGGTTTATACTGAATACAGAGACAGATAATTAAATTATCTGAGGCATAGTCTTTTTCTCGTAGATCGCTCTTTTCCTAAAGGTTTCGCTGTTTACGTATTCAACTATTTCTCCTGGGGGTGGGTTCTTGTGATCTATAACTCTAATGTATCCTTTTTTATCGTGGATATAAATATTTCCATTAGTATCTTCGATCTTAGCTCGTAGGGTATAAAATCCTGGCTGATTAAATGTCCAGATGAAAGCATGAGCATCTTTTATTTCAATCAGATTTTCGTCATCATCATCGTTAATTAGGGTGTAAACTATATTCTTCTGACCAGGTATTAAAGAATCTATCGGGTTAAAAATAACGGTAGTTCCCATAGGAACTTCAAATTCTTTATTTGAGATTTTTCTTTCGCCAGATGTCCAAGATCCAGTACCAAACCAAGAATATACTCCTCCTATATTTTTACCGGTTCTATATTTTAGATTTGTAATTTTTCCAATAAATGCATCCTCTCCTCCACTTGGTGAAGCAATCCAGTTTGAAAATTCCGATTCTCCTGAAATATATCCGGTTAAATAAATATTATCTTCTTTATCTAGTGAAAGAGATATACCCTCATCTCTATTAATACCCCCAGCATCAACTATATCAAGAAGTATTCCGTGATGATCATATTTAAATAAAACAATGTCGCTATTTCCTTCGGGGGATGGATAATAGCTAGGGGAAGAAAATTCCGGTGAAGCTATTAAAGGTCCGTCGTATGATCCCAAAATATAAAGGTTACCTTCAGAATCTATTTCTACGTCCTGGCAATAATCTGCATCCTTAGATCCTACAGATTTTGCCCAAAGATTTCTGTATCCGTTAAATTTCATGATTGCTATATCTTTGTCCCCGTTAGAAGATATAACGTTACCCTCTACTTCGATAAATCCAGAAAAAGTAGCACCAAGAGCAATTTCTCCGTTCCCTGAGACTTTAATTCTTGGACTTATGTGATAATTCGAATGATCACTATTTCTATAGGATCTTGTCCACTCTATATGAAAATCATAGCTAATGAATTTTGAGAGAATTAAATTCTGAACAGATCCTACTCTGGAACTGTATGCCAAATAAAGATCTTCATAATCCTTTCCTATTTGAATAGAAGGATTTTCTTCAATTCCTCCGCTATTTGCTTTATAAAGCCATTTTACGTTCCCGTCACCCTCGATCCTAGCTACAAAGACTTCAGGGTCTGATCCAGAACTGGATATTGAGAAGTTTCCAGCAGAAAGTGTTCCACTAAATATTCCAGCAACATAAACGTTACCAACCTGGTCTATAGCAAGATCTTTTATCAAATCTCTAGCAGTATCACTGGAAGGCGAAAATAAATTAGTACCACTAACAAAAACAGCATTCCAATTCCATTTTAAGTAGATATTGGTAGGAAGTTCTGATGTTGTGTTATTTCTATTTTTTTCCTTATACCCGACAACAACTACGTTACCTACCCTATCAACCTTGATTCCGGTTGGGGTAAAATCATAATCCGCAAATCCACTAAAGCTTGCATCTCCATATTTTCTCGCCCATTGTACAACACCAAATTGGTTATACTTAGCAACAAATATTGATCTACAGCTATTAGAAGCAAGAGTTGTATTTGCACCTATTGGTAGGTTATTCTTAGATCCAAAACTTATAGTTCCTGAGAAAAATCCAGTAACATAAACATACCCTTCTTCATCCACAAATGTTTTTATCCCTCTATCATCCTGGGTATCTCCTATTTTAATAACCCATTCAAATCTATCAAGAAGATTTCCAATCTCCCTATCGGAGCTTCTAATAACATTGCTGTTTCTCCAATATGACTCCTTTAATGCAACACCAGAAGCAATATCTCTAAGCGGTGCATCGAGGAAAAGATTGTCAATATCAATTCCAGGATGTGAATCTGTTACATCTCTAAAATCATAATTAATCCAGCTAGGGATTTTCCACGATTTGCTATCAACGTAAGGAAGTTGGGGATCTTTACCGATATTTATTGAAGAAGTGTATAAAGGACCAACAATAAAGTTGAAATTTACTTCTGTTTCTCCGATACCTTTTTCTCTTACATAAATAGGATCTGGAACTGGTCTATATGATAAATGATAAATAAAATCCCATCCAGAAATTCCAGGGGTTTTTGCCGATGCATGAATATAGGGAATAACAAAAGAAATTTTTCTCGCGTGGATGTTTTGCGGTGTTGGATAAGACCCAACGCTGGATTGATCCCAATAATTAGCATTAACATAAGGAGATCCTATTCTTGGTTCATCCCCCAAATAAAATAAATCACCTACGTTCCTAGTAAAATTCCCGTCAATATACTTTACATTATTTTTAAAGAAATAAATATCTTCATAATCATAATCTAAACTGTAGATAGGTCCAAATGTGTTTATGGTTCCAGGATCATCTGAATAAACTACAAAAGTTATTCCGTTAAAATAAACTAATTCATAGATTTCTGTTCCTGTTTGTACTATAAAGAATATCCTTCCACTTCCAAGATTTACTATGTTTCTACTTTTACCGACTGGTAATTCTGGATTGGTAGTTGGCGTCCAACATCCCCATCTTATATTATCATAATAACATATTCCATTAGAACTTCCTATCCACTTACTTCCAGATTCATCTATTTCCAATGAATAAAGATCGTTAGTATGGAGACCACTGTTACTGATATCCAGTGTATCAATTTTAATCCCGTTGTATGTTTTTAATCCACCATTAGTAACAATCCAAAGTTTAGATTTCTTTCCAATATATTCATACTTTAACTGTCTGATACTATACAGAGTAGTATCAATAATTCCAATATTTTCTTGAGGAATTAATTCCCAATATCCTGTGGATGATTCCGGATTTTGAGAAAGATTACTACCAACTAGGGATCTATATGATAATCCATTCTTACTAACAATACTTCCAACATTATATGTTCTACTAGCATTCCATGAAGGACCTAGAGTTGAAATAACAACGAATTCTTTAGAAGAAGCATTAAACTCTATTAATCTATAGGAATCTTCTGGAGATCCAACAGAATATGATTGTATGTACTTAACATACATCACAAAGTTTTCAGTCCTATCATCTACGGCTAAGCATATTGTTTGAAATTGAGAATCAGGGACAGGAGCTAAATAATTGAGATCTGGTCTGGAGAATCCGGATACGAGAACAGAACTAACTAGTATTGTCTCCTCTGGTTTTTGTCTATTATAAATAACTAGAGGTACAGCACATCTTTCTCCATAACACCACCAATTTCCATATTCATCAGGTAAAACTTTTCTTGGAACAGACCCGGGATATTCAGTACCTATATAATAATAATCTATATCTGTTGGGGATTTCATTACCTTGACAGAGGTAACTCCTCCCATGATTATATCACCGTCTCTATCTTGCTTTATAGATAAAGGAGCACCCATTGCAGGCGATCCAACTTGTAAATCATATGATAAGGTTTCCTCTTTGTAAGGCCTAGCTATACACGTAAGACCCGGGGAAATAACATCCCCAGTGTTCTTAAAATATTCCGGCAATTTTGAAAATCCCCTAACTTCATAATAGAATCTAGAAATATTCGGATCTGTTGACGCATTTAATTGATCAGCAGCTTCCCTTAAATCTAGATAATTTGGACTTGCATCAGGGGAAGAAACATTCCCTAGAATTATTCCTTTAGACTTTTGACTAACCCTTATTTTATCTCCACTTTGTAGATTATAAAGGGAAAATCCACCTAACCAGTCATTATGAAAATCATACATTCCCCAGGTTTGAGAATATAAATTATTCCAAGAAAGAGAATCAAAAGAGTCCCAGTTTAATCCCTTGGTTCCATAGTATCTGGTATTTTCCGTTGGAAGATCTCCTTCAAAATTATAATCAACATAATCAGAGTAAGCATTAATTCCTCCAGAGAATTGTGAAGAATATGATTTAACTGCAGAACTTCCATCGTATAGATAAAGGCCACCGGTCGTAGTAAACTCGAGGGATTTACCATTGTATAATGCTCCCCTCCCTATCGGTGTTTTAAAAACAACATCCATCCATTCTTGAACGTTAGCTGTGGAAATAAGAGAAGTAGTTATAGTATCAATCCCGAAAGCAGGATCTTTCGTGAACCCATTGAATTTACTCATCAAATTGCCCAGTGTAGTATCCAATCTTCCATTAAAATCAACAGTATGATAATTAGATCCCTCGTACTTTACAGTAATGCTCCCGGATTTAACCACACTTATAAGGGAAGGTGTTACTGAACCTGAGAGTATAATCGGAAGGGTGAAACCTGTAGCTGTAACGTTACTTATTAGATAAGTCCCGGAAAGATTTCCTGCCCCAGTGTTGTATCCATCTATTAATGTTACTCTCTCCCCGTTTATAAAAGAATGTGGAAGATATGATGAATTTAAAGTTGCAATCACTGGACCAGAACCTGTTCCACTATAAGAACTGGTAAAGCTAGACATAGGTATTTTTTGTAGACCGAATCTAACTAAAGAAGATCCTATAGTTTCTGGAAAATCTTTTAAAATCTTGCATTTTTGACCCTCGTTAAATTGATTTCCATATTCAGCAGGATTTAGGATTAAATTAGATGGTTTAGGTTCTTCTGGTCTTCTTTCAACGGGAAAAACCCACATCGATTCAAAATTATCCCAAGGCTGTTTTGTCTGATCCCAGGTATAAACTTCAGCTTCTCTGAATCTAGAAACACTAACAATTTCAACTTCCCTCTTCTTAACTTCCAAGCAATTCTCATAGTGTGTAGAACAGATGTCGTTAAATCCATCCCAAACCCTGCATTGAACCGAATATATTCCATCATATGGAAGAACAAGGGGAAGTTTATAATAATCAGTTATTTTACCTCTTAGATCATAATAATAAGGTCTATCATCTTTCTTTGTGATCTTCCATTCAACCTCATAAAATCCCGCGAATCTAAGATTATCCCAAGAATAAAATCCGTCGGGATTGAAAGAATAATCATAATAGGATAAATCGAGATTGTCTTTAAAAATGTTAACGATTTCTACTTTCCAGTCATCGAATATTCCTTCATTTTTAACCCATAAAAGTTTAACATTAGCTATTCCAGTGAGAGTACTATAGCTTTGAACCTCACATAGAAACTGACAATCGGAATCTGTGTTAGAAGTAAATTTAAGTTGAACCTTACCAGATGCTGGGTTTAAAATTGATATACCAGTTTGGAGATTAATATTGAACAAGGTTCCAAATATGGTAGAAAGATTAAATTCAAAATTTAAGCTAGAGTCTATTAGGGTCTGATCGTTATATCCGGAAACATCTGAAATAGATGCTAGTGTTGAAGAATATGTTGAAATATTTCTATCTAAAGAATCCCACTGATTATTTACTTCGTCCCATGTTAAAACAAAAGATGTTATTTCCATCGTAACCGGAAATCCTGCGGGGACATCATAAACTTTCCCGTCATATAGTTTTCGGTATCCCCCGTTTTTATTATCTCCGTCACCTAGTCTGTAAGGTTTTATTCCCTTCGTGTTTCTTTCATCATAAAATAGCTTTATTGCATCAGCTAAAGCTTTGGACTGTTTACCTGGGAGTTTTAAATTGTTCTGGGGTAAATCTACTAGATTTCCATAAGTTGAAAAATCGTAGGTGTTAGGTTCCACCCCAACATAAGGAACATACGGAATATCAGAATTGGGTCTTACTGAAAAGGGCCTTAAATCCTCTATGTAACCATATTCTGGGGTAAATCCTAGCTCTAGGTCAATTCCCTGATTTAACTCATCTATCTTTAAATTATCTGTCCATGCTCTGGTTTTGTAGATTCCAAAATAGACACCTTCTCCTGTTATATCAATAATCCTCGCATTTAAAGGAAGATAATCTTTTTTTAATTTTTCTTTTAAGCCAAACAGTTTTATAAGTACCTCCTCCGGAGAAAAAACAAAAGCATTTTCCACAACGGGATATTCATAAATGTCCTCTTGGTTCTCAACTACCCTGTTGATATCATAGAATAAACCAAAGAGTGCAGTTTTCTTAAAACTTGAGGATGGAAATAATTTTTCCATCGAGGATTTTAAACCAAAAGTTCCGTCGTTTCTTTTTCCGTAAATTTCTACCTGTTTATACTTACCAGAATTTTCATCGTCAATTATACTGGATATTAAATTTTGTTGACCTCCGGGTAAAGCATTCCACCTCTCTAAAAAATCCGTATTTTGTTTGAGAGCGGATGTTTCAGATTCAGATTTTTTAATATTTAACCAATATTCTTTAATTCTTAGATCTTGGTACCCAAAAAATTTAATAGCATTAACAAGACCCTTATAAGATCCTAAATAAGAGTATATTTCATGTCCTTCTAATAAAAGCTCTTTTCTCTTATCATTTAAAATCTCATAATCTGTGAATGGCTCTTTGGGATCAGAATCTCTTAATATATAAGCGTCTTCCGCATTTAACCTTCTCCCAAAATTATTTAAAATTGTTTTATATCTTTCATCTTCACCTATTGTTTCCCCGTGTATCTCTATCCTTGCTACAGTTTTTGGGTACCCTAATGAAAGATCCTCTATTACTAATGTTCTACCGAATATTCCCTCCTCTTTAGAATTAAGAGCTATGTTAACAGAGGCACTTCCCGAATATATTTCACCCGAGCTTCTTAAGTAATCATTTACAGTTTCATTTGGATCATAATCGATTTTTAAATAATTAGTATTGATTGATTCTAAAACAGGAGCATCCAGAGTTCCATCTTCGGTGAGGATGTATTGATATATGTAAGAAGAAATGTTATTTCTTTCCTCGACAGGATATACAAAAACCGTGATGTTATTAAGAGTAACTTCGCACTTCTTGTTTAAGTATATTTTATTTCCAGAAACTTTTGTAATTCTAGCATCTTTAGGAATTCCGTCTCCTAAAATCATTAAAAATTCGTCATTCTCCGAAATAGCACTTACATCAGAGGAAGTCGTGATATAATCTAATCCCTTAGTTATACTCGCTCTAATAGGATCAAAAGCATCAAAATCTAAAACGTTTCTAGTTGTCTCGAAACTAACTCTCCATAAATTAAAAAACAAAGGGACGGAATTTTCTGAAAACGTTGCAGCATTTTCAAGCTCAATTGTCTTATCCACCACACTAACACCAGTTACAAGATTTCCGTTAGGGAACTGCTGACAAAAAACCTTAGATCCTATAAAATCCACAACAGGTTCAGAGTTTAATGTAACCTTTCTAGATCCAGAATTAAAAGATCCATATATTCCAGATGCAGAGGTTGAACTTATTTCTGGGGTTATATGAGGATATCCATAAACAGTGTTTCCGTTTAGATCTTCAAATTTTTCAATTATAAACAGGTGTTCTATTTCAAAAAGATCCACAGATACCTGAGGAAGCATTAATCTAGTTTCCCAGAATTCTCCGTTCCAAACAAAATTTGATTGGTGCCCAGTTTTATTAAAAAATAGAAGATTTTTATAATTCATTACCTAACGTACTTATTATTTTTAGGAACTCTGTAGTTAACAAAATTTCTAATTCCCTTAGTTGCCTCGATTAATCTATAAACTACCCTCTCGATATACGACATTATACTTTTCCTGTTTTTGTCGCCTTCAAGTGTTATAGAGGACAGGGTTTTTTCAAATATCTGCCCCTCGTAGTTGAATCCAACATTTGATCTATTATCTCTTGTTGAATTTATGTAGTCATAATAACTTTTTCTTTCAGTATTAAACATTTTATGAATTACTATTTCTTATGAATTGCTTGTTCTTCATATTTACCTCTGTGTTGTAGGTAACAGGAACTGTTTTTCTAATATCTATATTGATTGAAGATAACTTGTTTAAATCCGCTCCTTTATCATAAAATAAACCAGCTCTGTCTGACCATCCGCCAGTAAGTATTACTATTTCATCCTTATCAAAAAGAATATCTCCAAAATCATCTAAACCTAAAACCGTTTTCTTTTTAGGATCTGTATCAGGAAGAGATTCTACACTTTTAGCATACAGTTCATTTTTTTCAGATATAAAAAATAAAGTAACTGAATCTACCCCCGGAACAGATTCTACAATTGAAATTAAATCAGATCTAGGGATTTTGTCTCTTCTTCTAATACCTATAAAGTAATTGCTAATAGAATCAATGATTTGTCCTTTTATAGTATCAGGATCATAACCTTCAAAAACAGTTATGAGTATATTTAAAACATACCTAGAAATTTTAGGATCTAATATTCTTACTTCAGTAGTAACAATTTTCTGTCCGCTATCTTCGATTGCTTGAAGAAGTCTATTTTTTTGGAATTCTGTCAGCTTGAATTCTGTCTCTGCAATATCAAAATACGTTTCATTAGTTTTTAATTTCTGAGTTATATCAGGTACTAAAAGAACATAAATAATATTATCATCATCCAGATATTGATCATCAAAGGTTGAAAAAGCCTCAATAATTGAGAATATACCAAATTTTTCAAAGTATGTAATATAATTATCGGGATTTGCTAAAACAAAAGATCTTGAGGTTTTAGGAGCAAGAATTCTTGTAAGTTCTATGGATTCTTTATCGGTTCCTAACTGAGGTGCAACGGTGCAGTTTATTTTTAAATACTCCTGAAGGGAAACTGAATTACCGAAAGAATCCGTTCCGTCGTCGCTAAATTCAAATGCTATTTTTCCAGGTTCAAGAGAACTGATATTTCCTCCAGACCCTAGGGTTTCCAGATATTGTACCTGTATTGTGGATCCAGTAGGAGGGATTTTTCCAAAATTTAAATTTCCAAAAATTACGTCTATACCACTACTGATACCGGTTCTAACCAAAACACCCTCTGCATTAAATGGAATATCATATAAAGAATCATAAACCTTCCATTCGTCACTGTCTACAAAAACTTTAACTTGAAAGTTGTCAATGGCGGAAGTAATCCTGTCAGACACGTTGTAACTTTGTAGTGATCTTCCGTTTCCTGTGAATGTCGAAGTTTTAATGCTTCCCTCTAATATTTCACAAGAAACCTTGGAAGAAGAATTTAGATTAATCCTAGTATATTCCTGGGGAAAGTTTAAAACATAAGAAACGCCACCGTTAGAAAATTTAATTTGAGCATATCTAGGAATTAGAATTGCTCCACCGCCTACAGTTGTTGCATCTGTTCCGTTCCATATAATTTCCACCTGGCCCCTTGCAGCAGTACTTCTGGAAGCGTTATGTCCAGCAAGAGCAGCAAGTCCATAAATTGAACTTTCCCTACTTGCTTTTCTAATATCAAGCTCAGTAATAGAATCCTCAATAAAGTAAAGGATTAGCTGAGAAAGGTTCTGCAGAACAAATAATATTTGTCCCCAAGCAGAAGCTACTGTAAATAATTGATTGGCTTGATTATATCTTTTCTGGATGATCTCAAGAGTATCCTGAAGAAGATCCTGAATTTTAGCCCGATTTTTTTTGAATAAATCCATTTTAAATTACCTTTATTCCCAATACAGGATTACCTTTGATAGCGAATTCAATAACACAGCTATCTCTGGTTTCTCCTCTGAAAAAACCCACCTGAAAATCAATTTTGAGTATTCCTCTAGCAAAAGGACAGTAGGTATAAAGCTGTAAGCTGATTGCCTCTTCTAATTCTTGCTGATTGACCTCAAAATCGAAAATTAAAGATTCTAGATCTATACCAAAGAATGGGTCTCCTAAAACAGAACCAGGTTTAGTTAACATGATCTGCTTTATCATTCCTATAGAGGATTCCACAACATCGTCGGTTTCTAATTTGTCCGGGACGTATAAGGGATCGTCAGGATTTCTAGGGTATATGTCAGTGATCTTTATCATTATCTCCCTTATATATTTATAAAATATAAGCAGAAGATAATTTAAGGATTAATTCCACTGTAAGAAATAGCTTGGGGTGTTTTCCGATTTAATCATATCCATTACCTCAGTCTTTTCTGTGGTTCCCTGTGCTGAAATAGCACTAGCGTTTATGGTAACCCCACCAGGTAATTGGTAACCAAAAGTTCCTAAAAGTCTCCCGATATTAATTTTTGCTTCTGCAAGGCAATATCTAACGAAAAGCTCATCAGAATATAGATTTTCCTCGGGAATGGCAATACATGCCTTAATTCCCACATCCTTACCTCCAAGGGCTAAACCTGTGCTGGATGTTCGGCTAGGATCGCGTCCTAGGATGGTTAGCTTCTTCGTATTCTTGTTATAATTGAAAGCATATGTTTCTAATAGGTATGCTTTTGCGAGGTCAAAAAATGAGTATAAAACGGTTCTATACACAAGGTTGTCTCCCACGAAGGGACTTAACATAAGTTCAGATCCTAATAGCTTGGAATCTCCAAAATCTTTATCGGGTGTTCCAACTATACCAGATCCACCAACCTCCCTTACATCATAAACACTTATCACGCATTCAGGTAGCTGAACCTGTCTAGTTGCTCTAAATGATTGATGTGAAAAAAGTTCTTTACCTAAAATAAAAATTCTATCCTCTACAGCATATTGATAGTTGTCATAAAAATATGCTTTGGCCCTTTTGATGATTCTTTTAATTTCCCCGTCATTCAGAGCGTATGGTAAAGCGCAAGAATGTGAGATATCATCCTTTATTTCTTGAACTAATTGGTCTTCCGTAGTATTAGCCATTATTGATCATTATTTTTATACAATCTATTTATCGAAATAGAAGGAATTGTATTATTAAGGTTATTGAAATCGTCGCTTGGGCCAACTTGTCCTTCAATATTACGATCAGGAAATACTACATTCTTTAAGAATTTTTCCCCCTTGCCTTTGCCTTTGCTTTTTCCATCCGCATCATTTGTTATAATTTCTGTAGTGGAAGAAACCTGAGCAAGAGATGTGATGTACCCTGATCTAATTATACCCCCAGTAATTTCACAACTTATTTCTTTATCTTTGGCATCTATATAAGAGTTATTAACAGTGTTTCCCAGACCCAGATCACAATCTAGAATTTTAGAATCTTCAATTTCATTATTCATTACCAAATCAGTGTCCTCTATTTGACAATTTTTGAATTTACATCCAAAAGCTCTACACTTAGCTACGTTTCCTTCAATTTCACACTCAACAAGATCTAAATTTTTTATAATATTAGCTCTTGTAGTTTTTCCGTCTTTTAGCTGATATCTTGAAATTTGTGTGTCATAATTTAGGAATCCAGAGGTAATTTCATTCTCTACTATTAAATTGTAAAGAATGTCTCTAATGTCGTGAAAATATGTTTTAATAATCTGTAAATCTTCTCTTAAATCAACAGTTACATGAAGATCTGGATAGTTTCTAACAAACGTTTCAGGGTCAATAAAGCTCTCAGTTTCTTTATATAATTTGGAAATTAGAGCGCTTAGATCCGATGTTTCTTTTTGATTTAAGGTGTCGTTCTGTAAAAGGGTTTTAAAAGTATGAGTTATGGTGTGATCTATAATTTCTTTTATCTCAGTGTATTTTTTCTGGTAATCAGTCCCTCCCATGTATCTCACCTCGATATAACCCTCTTCTAATTTAGTAAGGTTGATTCCCATGTTTTTTTCAGTGTATACAACATAAGAATTTCTATCAGCAATAGTTCCGTCATATTTTCTAATGAACTTGTTAGCCGGAATTATTCTTTTTATAGATTTAGCATAGAGAGATCCTCTTCTTTCAGGAAATCTGCTCCACACATACTCTTCATCATACCCTAAAACAAATTTTAAAGCATTTAAATTTTTAAGGTCTATTAGATCTGGGTATTTAAGACGATCGAAGCTTAATCCAAATTGCAGTGCGCATTTTTCATTCGTGTATCCGTTTTCTTCTATCCATTTTAGAATTCTAATTAAAACGGGGATTGCCTCGAAGTAATCCATCGGACCAGTAATTAGCTCTACCATCTTGGTACCGCCAGAAAAATCTGGTTCTAATTTAAAAACGTCCCTTGTTGGCTTAAATCTGGAGTGGTATCTCTTGAAAAGCTTAATTTCCTTCCCAATCTCGTCGCCTATTCTTTGCACCATCTCCGAACGCGAAAAATTGGACATGAACTCAAATTCAAATCCAATTTTTGCTGCGTAGAAGAAATTTTGATCAAGTATTCTCAATTTTCTGTTTTAGATATAATTTAGAACTTTGTAGCTCAACATCTAAAACAGTACAGAGAATTTCGGAACCGACTTCGTACTCTTTAGGTGGCTTAGCTAAATTGTCCTTTTCCACCAGTCCCGGGATCCCATTTTCGAGTTTTACAAAAACTCCAAAATTCTTGATCTTAGAGACGGTTCCTCTATATATTTTATTTTCTTTGTCTTCCGATAAAGATATGTCCCTTAATTCCTGAAGTTCCCTTTCTTTCCCCTCTGGTGGGTTTAATTTTAAAACTATTCTGTTTGGATTTCTAAAATCTGAAACATAGAAGGAAACTGAGCTTCCTGGTTCCATATGCATTTTTAAACCCGCAGATTCAAATTCTTCCGCCGGAATTAACCCTGTGTAATATTCGTCCCATTCAACAAAAACTCCTGCAGGTGATGTTCCAGTAACGGTTCCACTGTATTGCTGTGTTATCGAAAGTTCCTCTACTTTTTGATCTATGATGTGTTTTAGATATTTTTTGAAAGATACTACAAAAATATCTCTTCTTTCATCATAAGTCTCAATCATCACATTGATGGTTTTCCCTACAAAAGATTGGAAGTCAATAATTCTATTTGCAGCTGCAAGTGATCCAGGTAAGAAACACTTAATTCCTGAGAGATTAACCATAAATCCTCCAGGACAAGTTGATTCGATTCTTACAGTGTATGCGCTCTTCTCATCTTTGATAGATTTAGAAAGTTCATTCTTAAGGGAGTTTTCATATCCTGCAGCAAGAGATCCATTATAAATGCCGCTGCGGTCTTTGAATACAACAACGTCAATTTCGGTTCCTTCCATGATATCCATAGGGGGATAACCTAATCTCCTAATTGCTTTTTCTTCCTTAAGAATATCGATAGAAACTGATTGTCCATTTACGGATTCACCAATTGCACTGTTGTCTCTGATTCTTGTTATCTTTACTCTTAAAACTTGATTTTCTTCAAGTTCTTTTGATGTGAATGGAATTGATTTTTGTGTGAAATTTGAATTGAAATGACCTTCATACAAAGCATCCATTATTGCTCTTTCCTCTGGAGAGTATTCTTCTCTAGTATAGGTTCTTTTTTTAGCCATTAGTTGTTTTTTAAAAGATGAATTAATTTATTGATATTTTAGTCCCAAACCCTAGATAGATTTCAGAATCTGGCAGAGGATAAAATAATTTTCCCGCACCGGCAAAGAATTTAAAGCCTCCTGAGATATCAACAGCAGATCTTAAGAACTCGTCCATGAAAACAACATAAAAAGGATTCTTTAAACTCATTCTGTCCCAGCGTGGGATATCTTCGTTGTTCCATAAAGGATTTAAGATATTAATAATATTTCTACCCAGTACAACTACCACAGGCCAAGGGACCTTAGAGAATATTGCATCCTGTATATCCAGATACTTTTGAAGAAATTCACCAGGGATAGGAATTCTTGGAGGGGTTTTAAATTTATCCCAAAGTTGGGTAAATGCTATATCAGAGGCTGGATGAGTTGGTAAGAAATTCATAGTGAATTCTATATAATCCTGATTCCTTGCAGGGATGGGTATCTTTGGAATAGAATCCAAAGCAGGTATCTTAGCTGTTTTAGTAAAATTCTTAACAATATTATCTGACATTGTTTTAATGTCACTATCTGATAACGTTTCGAAGTTTTCAAGAACCCCTGGCAATAATTTAGTGATCATTTCAGGATTTACAGAAGACATTGCTCCATCAACCAAGAATTTACTAATCACTTTTCCTGGAATGATTATAGGGGGAATACCTCCAGGGCCAATCGGAGAAACAGGTGAAGCGCTTTTCTTAGGAGGAATGGAAGGGAGGTTTAACGAAGAAGACAAATTAGTAAATGATTTCTGCATGTTTTTCATGCTTGCAGTATCAGGAATGGAAAAGTTTTTTAAATCAACAGGAAATTTTGATAGCGAACTATTAATTACGTTCTTTGTGATCATTTTAAGATCCCGCTGTCTTATAATCTTATTCTCAGAAATTGCTAAATTACTTACTATAGATGTTAGTTGATCTGTATTTAATTTTATACTACTTGTGGCAAAGTTTTTTAATTGAGAAATAACAGGATTTGGTATTTCTTCTATTCCAGAAGGCAAAGGTACACCTGCACCTAAAATTCTAGGGGCGGGTGTTATTTTAGCTTTAAACGAAAGAAGTTTTTTACTACTTAAAGGAGAATCCTCACCTTCAAAAACCTCAGTTGCACTTTTCTTAACTAAATCTTCTAATTTTTTTACGTCCTCGGGAGAACTAGAAAGATCCTTCAGTTTATTATTAAATTTAGCAACTATCTTAGAATTATTAGGAAGATTTTTGTTTAAATCGTCTAATTCTTTTGGGGTAGGAATTTTTATAGAATCTACTCCTCTAAGGATCCTAGATAAAAGATTTATCTTGGGAATTTTATCCGGGATAACACCAAGTTTTCTTTTAGCATCTAAATCCCTTAAAGATTTTATAGGCTGGGGCAGATCAACTAAAAGATTTTTTGATTTTTTAGGGAACTGAATATCTGGAATGTCTACCGCTCCCGTCAAATATTCTTTCATAATATCTTTTAAGGCTGATATTTTTTCACCGTCTATAGATTTTAGAAAGTTGTCTATTTCCTCCTTCTCTTTTTTAATATCTCCACCCTCTAAAGCCATTTTTCTTTTCTTTTCTAGTATCTTAGATTGAGACTCCTCTTTCTTTTTTGTTATCTTGTCTTGTAATTTTTGGATTTTCTCCATGTTTACAGGCTTGCTATAATTTGCAAGTCTCTTTTCAAGATTCGAAACAACTTCTCCGAAAAGTCTTTTAGGATCATCAACGTCATCTTTTCCAAGGTTGGAAAAAGGAAAAAGAAAGTTTGGTATTCCTTTAGAAAGCATCTTTTTGTAATTTTCGAGAGGATCGTTAGCAACAGGATCAGATTTTCTAGGAATGAACCTAAACCCTCTGAGTCCAAGAAGAAACATACTATTCCCAGTTAAAAAATCATGGAAAAAAACTAGGGGGCTAGGCATGAATCCCCCGATGAAAGGAACGAATATAACTATGACCCCAATTCCTATCGGAATAACAACAGGATCTACCTTCGTCCATACCATTGGCATAGGAATTCTAATAAAAGGTAACCCGTCTAATGGATTCACTATCGGTGGAGGTAAAGGTATAAAAGATGGCGGAAGATAACCTACCGGCCAATATTTTAAACCCAGATTCGGTAAAAAATTTGCGGGATTTTCTATAGGGGGAAGACCAGCAGGGAGGGGGAGTAATCCCACTTTATTTAAATTTTTACAAAACTCTTTCCAATAGCATTTGGTAAAAAGATTTGGACAATCCGGAGATCGATGTGAAGCACATGTATCTTTTAATTTTAAACTCTGCCCAGCAGGACCGCAACATTCTGTTGGGCATTTCTCTTCTTTTTTAGTGGCACAACTTATGGAATTAGCTTTGGTGGAAAGTCCCTCTGGAGAATTCTCCTGATCTAACTTAGTTATCTTCTCAGCTATTGACATTAAAGAATTTTCAATTGCAGTAACCCTTGATTTTATTCCATCTGAAGCTTCTTTAAGAAGTTCACTATTTTTCTTTACAGAAGACACGCTGATCGTAAAATAATAATCCGCTATTTTTTCTGCTAAGGCATCCGAAGATTTTTTTAAATCCAGTATTTTATCCTCTATTGTTTTCTTTCTATCGTTATACTTTTGGTCCCATTTTGTTTTAAAGTCTTGCCAGAATTCTTCAAATTCCTTGTTTGGATTTCCTTCCTTGTCGGTTTTTGCTGGTTTTATATCGGCAGATTTTCTAGCATCATTATCTCCTCTTTCCTGAGCAGTAAAAAATATCCAAGGACTTGCAGATGTCTCTATTAGATTGGAAAATAAAAATCCATGATCAGATTCTATTGATTTAATAATTTGACCCTTGCTTTTGTTAGAGTTTTCTATATCGCTAACGAAACTATAGTAGTCTGTTTTATTCTTAGGATTTTCATCCTTGATTTTTAAAAAAGATTCAAAATCTTTGAAAAATGAGGTATCCTGCCCTCCTAATAATCCACCCTTGCTGTACTCCATTCCTACCTGGAGTTTAGATGTGTCGACCTTTTGATAATCTTGACTCATCAGATCGTTATTAACCTCCATTTTTACTCTCTCATACGGAATTTTTTTCCCTAAGCCGTGTGGAAAATCTATTCCAAATGATATTCCAATGTATTTACTACCAGGAAGTATTATTTTTTTAGTAGACTGAAATCTTGAAGAAAATTGATTTAATTTCTTTATATAATCGTCAGCTCCGGTTCCAAGTACTAAATTGATTGCTAATTTTAATGGATCTCCTTTTTTACCCGCTTTGCTTTTCTTTTCAAATTGGGAATATAATTCGTCATAATAATTATGAATTATTTTATAATAAAACAAAACCTCCTCCAGCTCTTTTTCTGCTTTTTGAAGTCTAGCTTTTTCTTCATTCTTTTCCCTAACTTCATTAAATATGGATTTAGTTTGCTTTAAGCACGAATTAATAGTGTCTGAAATATCTTCTATATCAGGTTCAGGATCGATAGGTGTTTCTGGAGAAGGAATTTCGGGCTCACATATTTCTTTCAAAAACTGAGTTAAGTCGTTTTTTGTGAAAAGCGATTCCCCCGTTTCAGGATTAATTGGAATATCAGGCTCACAAAAAACCTCATCAGCGATTTCAAATACATTGTTATATTCTTCCTTTTCGTCGTTTAGAAGATTCTCTAACTTTTTTAAAAGATCATCCTCATCTATATAAGTTCCTTTCTTTTCGCAGCTCTTTACCTTTTTAGATTTTATTCTGTCTCTTAGTCTTTGAAGTATTTTGGAGAGGTTGACCTTAGGAGGAGCTATATGAAAAAACAAGGGCTTACCCTTATATGTTATGATATTGAGAGGAAAATTAAAGCCTAGAATTTTAAAATTTCTTTTTTTTAAATTAGGGCTTTTAACTTTGATGCCTATAAGATCTAAATCAAGATTATCAAAAAGCATTTCCTTGGCTCTTTGTAATCTATCTTGCAAAGAAATTCTTTCAAAATATTTCTCAAATGAGTCATTATTAGAAAAATCCGGAATTTCTTTAAGATCTGAAGTTAAATTAAGTTTTTCTAAAATTTTCCAGATTAATCTATTTCCTAATTCCTCGCCCTCGTATTTACATATAATATCATTTATCTCATTATCAGTAAGTATTAAATCTTCAGGATTTAATGAATTATTAATTTCTTCCCCAGCGTTAATTATATCTTCCTCCTTCCCGAGAGGATCAGGAATGGAAGACAATCTTGCAGCTAACTCTTCAACAGTTATAGTACCGTTTTCGAGATCTTTTACCCACTTATCAAGGTTTTCTAAATTATTGCTCATTACTCTTAGTTAACTTAACCACATCGGACGTAGAGAGCTGTTCGTAGCTTTCTGCAAGGGTAGCCATACACCCAGGACAGGAAGGAACTTTAGCATCTACCGCTGCTGCGAGTTGTTTTAAAAACATCCATAAAGGTTCCGCTAAAACTGCAGAATAAACAGGGGAATGACCAAGCTTTGTTGTTTTACCGTCTGCCCAAACTTCGTTGCTGCTTTGTTTAATTCTAGTTACTGCAGTGCTTTCTATTTCAGAATTTGCATACTCTGTAATTTTACCACCTCTAAATTCAAGGGTAGATGTTTGGCCAGCATGTGTTATTGTTATTGAATTATCATTAGAAATTACCACAGTTGACTCTTTTAAATCTATTACGAGTCCTTTAGCAACAGTGTAATATATTTTTAGCTGTTCTATTCCGTCATAGATTAGAGAATGAGCACCTTCATAAGATGCTTTTATTTCTTCTATTAAATCGGAAGATAATTCTTGTACTGCTTTGTATTCGGGGGCATAGTAGTTCCCGTTATTGAATTGGACATGGACAACTGCACCTAATTTAGGTATACTAACCCTTCCAGATCCACCATTGTCACCAAATGAAATATCAAATCTTTGGAACGCCCATGGTAGATCCGTATCTGCAACATCGTCAAATACTCCAAAAACCTTAACTTTACATCTTGCCCTAAATTCCGGATCTTTGTTATCCACAACAACACCCAAGAAATGCTGGGCTCTTTCAATATTTGATTCTTGAATATTCTGTACAGACATAAAAAGGGTTTTTTCTATTTATCTGAGTATATAAAAACCCTATTTGTAAACGTTTTCGTCTATACTTGGATAGTTTCTTTTTGGAAGTCCTAAATCTGATCCAGGAACATTATTGTATGTGTCAACACCGTCTAGATTCGGATAAACCCTCTCAGGTGCACCTAAATCAGAACCAGATACATTCGGATAGACATCATCATTGTTTCTAGCATAAGTTCTTTGGGGTAAACCTAAGTCTCTTCCGGGAACATCGTTATAAACATCTTTCTCTCCATCATTAGTTCTATAAACTCTTTCAGGTACTCCTAAATCATTCCCTGGTACCCCGGTATAGACGTCGTCATCTACTTTTTGATAAACTCTTTTGGGTAATCCAAGATCTAAACCTGGAGATTCTTTGTATATGTCATCGTTTACTTTTTGATAAACCCTATCAGGAACCCCTAAATCTTGATTACTTAAATCTCCACCGGTGTTTCTGTATTCGTCATCCTTTATCGTAGGATACATCCTAGTAGGCAAACCGAGATCTTTTCCCGGATTATCCGGATACACATCACCCCTTAGAATCTCACCTCTCCCTGGGGTTTCTCCAAACACGTTATCTATAACCTGTCCAGGAGCGACCCTTGTGTTAGGATAAAGATCCTCTTTTATAGTTGGATACTGTCGTTCCTCCGGACCACCTAAACCTTTAGATTGCGGACGATAATCTTGAAAAGGACTTTTTATGGTCTTGATCCCGTTTATCATATCAGGAAGTGAATTTAAGGATCTAACTGCATCACTTAATCTAAATCCGTAGGCATTTCCTAACTGAGCTCCGGTCACCAAAGGACTTACTTTTTGTTGAATAACCGAAGCAATAGAATTGTTTATGAAGTTATTAGCAAGTCTAGAAAAAAGGTTTGGATTATTGTCCAATGTTACTCCTTCCATTAGAATTTTAGATCCTAATAAATTCCAGCTATCCTGAATTAAAATAGGAGAAAGACTTGACTGGTTTTTAATTAAATCTGATAAAATATTATACTGTAATTTATACTCCTTAGCAGCTCCAACATGAATTTTAAATTTAGCATTCACAGCAGATTCATTTCTACTGTTTGTGAGCCTACTAAAAGCATAGGTTTCGTCAAAATTAAATTCGCATAAATCTAATTGATAAATTAAAACATAGGGTTGTAATCTTTCAAAGGATTTAACCAAAGATTCTAAATCTCTCCTAGGATTTTCTGATTCTGTCGCACTATTTTTTAAAATTCCTGCAGATTGAGCAATTTGAGATATAGTTTGAGCTGCGCTTCTAACACCAGATAGATTAAAAGGATTTAGAACATCTGCAAGATTTCTCTGCAAATCCATTTGTCTAATCTCTGTTACTATTATCCACATTCTAAATTTTCTAAGATTCGCAGGTAGCATTTCCCTGTGATACTGAAAATCATATGTCGCTTTTCTATAGAGTTCAGCCATAGCATTAACTCTAAGATCTATTGAATCCAAACAATCAAAAGTTAAAACACCAGATCTTTGATCCCTTCCTGTACCACCCCCTATTTGTCTAGCTAGGGGAACTTTAAGAATTTGATCCAATCCGTCTATTGATTGAATAAACCAAGGACTTTTTTCATTGATCGAGGTTAGAATATTTCTAAATCCTGATAACGAGTCAGCTCTGTGGGAAACTGTTCCTGATGAAAGTTGGGATGAATCAAAAGGAATCTCTTTTCCAGTGTTGTCAGTAAAAGGACCATTTAAACCATTTTCTGCTGCACTTCTTCTTTCTCTTAAAAAAGCTTCCGCGGTCATATAATGAAGTCTTTCAGTGTAGTTTGGAAAAGGCATCATTTTATTTCTAGAAAGATGGAAAAAATCTACAGGGGAATCTAGCTTCATACCTCTAGGTCCTCCGGGGCTAACCTGGAGACTTCCTTTAGACAATAAAGGACTCACGGGTAAAAATGTTTCTGGATCAACTAATCCTCCATATCCCATATCAAACATAAGTCTAAATCCAGTATAAGTTGGATCCTCCTTTTGCCCTGACGTAGTTGTTTTTAACCCACTTAAAAACTGGGTTCTCATTTTGTCTACGCCTCTATTTAGGATATCCGAAGAATTACCTATCGATGTAGCATTATCTTTTATATCGCTTAAAAAGGCCATTACGTTTTAGATACTTTAGGTTCTGGGTCTGATCCTCTTCCGTCGTTTAATACCCATTCTCTCTTTCCTAGGATAAACGACTGCTTGATCCTACCCTCTATATACTCAATATACGATCCCATGACCATATAAACACCACTTAGAAATTTATTGTCAACCTTTGCACCTGCTCGGAACTGGTCTGGATCTTTCTGTCCACCTCCTTTATACTCCTGAGAATTTACTGCTGCTTGTCTAGCACTAGCATGTACGATCTTAGTTGGTACATTCTGTCCTCTATAGACCCACGGAACATAAGAATGCATTTGGGTTTCCAGATAAACTTTAAAATTCTCATATTTGTTTATCTTGTTTTGTATCTGAGCCTGTTGAATATTTTTATGCTGATTTTCTCCATATTGAGTTCCTATCCATGTTTTCTTGTTCTCCTTTTTATAAACCTCTTCGTTTACCCTCCCTTTAAACAATATGCTACTAGGACCTAAATCTTTCTCGGTTACATATTCAACTTTATAGCTAACATACTTATTAATTGGTCTATCACTAACTAATTTTGTGTCGTAAAATTGAAGATCCCTGGAATATCCGAATCTACTCACAATATAACCAGATTCATTCTTAACAGAATAAGCGTTAATAAAAAATGGATATTTTTTATAATAGAAATCATTGGTAAAGAAAAGCGGTAAATCGATTTCAGAGGGTTTTACATCACTAGTTAATCCTCCCGCTATTCCCCTCTCCGGTCCAATTGCAGTTAATATCTTTGTTTCGTCTTTACTTTTTTCTAGAAGTTGTTTTCTTAGATTGATAAAATTTAAAACATAATATTGATCTATCCACCAATCAAAAAAATCTTCTTCACCCTTCCATGAGCTATTAGCAACATCATCTATGAATTTATAAAAGGTTTTGTTAGGACAGATCCAACTCATCTTATCATCGGTTCCACTCTCGTTAGATGCAAATCCTAAACCTAGATCTTTGGCAACAGATCTTAGAACCTCAAAAGATGTCAGATCTTTGTAAGATTTGGATTGGTGCTGATAAATTCCAGGAATTCTCATCTGAGCCTTTATAGTAAAAGTTGTGCTAGTAGCATTAGCTCTATTATCTTCACCGCCTATTTCGTCCTCTAGCATGGGAAAAGAGTTTATTACTTCAGTAACTAATAAATCCATTCTTATCGGTTTATAGAGTTCAGATGTTGATCTTATATAAAGACAAACAATATCTCCATCCTTAGGAAATGAAGTATAAAGAAATGTTTCATCCTCTGTTGTAAATCTGAATATTAGATCTGGAATTTTATTTGATAAATCCAGTCTGAAAAATTTTAAATTCTTTACAACATAAGAGTTTATTTTAATCAGGGGTAATCCGTATCCTATATCAATTTCTTCCCTACTTTGTGATGCATTTACACTTGAACTGTCCCCAGCATTCATCTCATCAACAACAGAAAGTTCGTCTAATACTATTGTTTCCTTTTCAAGCTGGAGAATTGTTTTTTTAGGATCTATCATGTTTCAAAAATTTGTCTTTGAGCAAATCTTGATTTTATTGTTGCAACAGATTTATTCTGCTGAATTTTTGTTCTACATACTCCAATATCAGATCCGAATATTAATTTTCCGTCTAGTACTTTAAATTGTTCGTCTCCATCTTTTACTACGTTGGGAGGTAGTATGGTAGAAGCACTGATATCTACTGAATTTAAATACTCTTTTCTTTGATCAGAAACCTTGGATATTCTTTCTTGTAATTGTTTTCTAAAGGATTTTCTAGCTTCCGAAGCATCAGCCTCTATTGGTTTAGCAATAATATTGCTCATCGTTTCAGAATCTGGAATATAAAGTATGTCTCCCTCATCTAGGGAAAAAGGATTGGAAATAGAATTTATCTTTAAAAGACTTCCTACCTTGTTCTGTGATCCACAATACATATGAGCAATTAGATCTGGCCTCATAGTCATTTCCCTGGTAACTAGAATAACTCTAGAATATCCAGGGATAGTGTCACTGTTAATTGACTTATAAGTAAAATCTACTATTTCTTCACCTCTAACTAGTTTAACTGGTTTATTTTCTAAGGTGTCTATTGTTATCATATCATTCCATTATATCAAGACGCAAATGCTGCAGATGAATCTCTAGAATCTCCCGTTGGTGTGTTAATATCCAGTCCGCTTTTTGCACCTATCTGTGCTCCTTTAGAAGCGTCAGAAATTTCAAATTTACCAAGATAAAGTCTTCCGTTTCCTCTGTTAAACATACTTTCAAAATCACCCCTATGTTTTTGTCTAGCAGATTTCATAGAATATTCAGCAGTTAACTCTGTAGGAAAATCATCAGGTCCTAAAACATTATTAAGGCGTATCTTTACGGTATCGCAGATCATGTTACCCATCATAGCAATAGGATTGAGTGGATTTCCTACTGTTACGTGCCATTCACCGGTGGGATATCCAGAAAGCATAATGGGTTCATAATACAATTGATTTATCAGGTCACTAGTAAGCATAGCTGTTAGGGTCTTATAAATTTTCCCATCCTTACTTAATGGTGTTCCTTTTTTTATTCCTTCCAACTCTTCCTTTGCTTTTTCAACGTCACCTTTTAAACTTTCTATTTTGGATTTAACCTCTGCACTAAAATTGAGTTTCAGCATCGAATTTATAAATTCAACAGGATGTGTTAGGTGCTGAATATAACCTTTGTTACCCATAGGAAATCCTAGCCCCTGTCTATTAGAATTAACTAAAAGCTGCGGTGTTAAAAATTTTCCATAATCCGTTCCAAGTGCTAATAAATTAGCAAATAAATCTAAAAATAACATTCTGCTGTTTACTTCACCTACACTAGTTAAACTGTAAGTAAACTTAAGTGTGAAAGATTGCTCTCCTCCTGAAAGTCCAACATCTCTTACCCACATTTTATTAACTGTGTTAACGTCGACAAAAATCTTTCTACTTAGTGGACCATCACCAGATGTTAATTTATCGAATAATTGTCTTCTTAATTGGAGTTCTTGGTTATCTGGATCTGTAAAAGTTCCAAGCAAATTACTAATTCCTCTGAGATTATCATTTGCTTCAGTGGAAAGAATCCCTTCAATATATTTTCCTAAAGTGCTATTTAATAATCCTCTATCATTTCCCTGAAGATCTACTCTTGATTTCTGTTGCGGTTGATCCCATTTTAAACCCGTGTCTATTCCTAATATTGTTTCAAGATTATTTCCGGTATCTGTTCCAAAAAAAGTAACAGCCTGTGCCATAGGAAGTGCTGCTCCTTCTCTTATCATTTGACTTGGTGTGATTCCTTCCCCATCTACAAAACTTCCTTTTACCCTTCCTCCCTCGTCGGTTAACTGGGCTCTTTTACCAGGAGTAGGTACCCTTAAGTTGTCCATTACTGGAGTTGGAAATCTTCTCAGAGTTATCATTCTATTATTAGGGATTACCCCATAATGCTTACAGAATATAAAATCTTTCACGTTGAAAGGCTGAGAAACATACTTACTACTTGGATTAAGGTAATTTCCGCTTGCTGTGGTTTCCTTAATGATCGCATGGGCAGTAGGATTTCTAGAAATCTCCGGGGTGATGGATTGATTCATCTCGTAGGTTTCAGATTTAATATATGTAATCTTTGCCCCACCCTTAGACATTCTACTGTCTCCTATCACATGGTAATTAAAAAGTCCACTTCTACCATCCTCTGAAGATTGCGCCTCGTAAAACAGAGAACTAGGAAGTGTAGAGACAGCATCATTAACATTCTCAAAAACTCCATACTCTTGATCCGAATTAAAAGAGTATATTGATTTTTCAAGATACGAGGATCTATCAATCATCGAATCCTGGAATTTCTTGTTACTTCCAACAATCGGGGGATTGTCAGCAAGCTGTGAGGAGGTATTTCTTAAATTAGATACATTATCCTTTGTGTGATTGGACATATACAATACATTATCTTAACATTATATATTCCAATAAAAGAGACGTGAACAATTTGCTATGGATACAGCTCTATAGAAACCGGGCCAATTTCCGATTCTCTAAGTACTTCTTTAAACGATTTAGCTGAAGATTTACTAGGATCCTTTATAATTACAAAAATTTTAGAGGTATTAGCCCCCTTTAAGGATTCAATTTTTTTTACCACCATTTGATTTAGAATCCAATTTTGGATGTCATTCAGGTCCTTATCACCTCCAAAATTTTCCGTGATTATTTTAGTCACATCAATATAGGGTACCTTCTCTACGTCTGACAGATTCTTTTTGATTTCTCGGTAGGAGAGGGAGGTTAAATATATCTTGAGGGGATCCTTTTTAGGCTTGAGGAGTTTCTCCACTTATAATTTTTTTCAGTTCGTCCTTTTCCCATTCTTGGGTTTGTTGGATAGGAGGGTTTACTTCTAAATTGGTTTCAATGTTTTCTTCTAAATTGATCCTAGAATTTTCTTGATTTTGTAGGTGTTGAAGATGAATCATTTTTCCATATTCTTGAGATCTTCCGAATCTCTCTACCATTTCTTTAAATGATTCTTTTTTCTTTTTTAATCCTAATTTTTTTGCTAGCGCTTTTCTTTCTTTTCTAGAAGGTAAATACATATTAAATTAGTTTGTTTTGAAATATTTTTAAAAATAAACAGGAAACTAGAGCATCATCCAGATTAATAGCATCACTAAGATTAACTAATGAAAACTTGGAATTCTCTTCATTTTTAGATCCGTCCCCAGATTTTTGTCCTCTTTCCATCCCAGTTACATCTACACCAAATGCAGGATTACCATTGATTACAATTTTTGAGGTCTTAATGTTCCCAAGATATTCCCATTTTTCTATATCATTAATCTCGTATCCAGCTTCTTCCTTCAATTCCCTCTTAGCTGTTTCTAAAATATCCTCGTCAGAGTCTTCGGGGGATCCTGTTATCACAGTTAGAGACATTCCTCCTTCCTTTAGGGAGTTAGGCTCTGAAATAAGTCCTAGTGATTTTGGGTTACCGGATTCATCAGTTGTATATGGTAAAATAATAACGGAAGGATTTTTTTGCTGGATCCCAACCCTATTACCTATCTCGATAACCTCTATATGATCATTCTGGAGAAGAATCTTGGGTTCTGACATTTTTAGTTGGGATATTCTTTTGCTTTTTATATATATCTTTTATGGAATTTCTGAGGGATTGTCTCACTACCTCGATGTCTAAATCCTTTGTTACGTATTCTAAGATGTCTTTTTCAGCATCATCAAAAGAAGAAACTAAGACATCCCATAAACTTTTTGGAGGCAGATTTATACTTAATTGGAGATCTACATCAACCCAGTTTTCTTTCTGTTTAGATAAAAGAGAAAAAATAGGACTTTCATCTTGCTGAATCTTAGGTTCATATTTCGTATCCCTCGTTTTTACCCCCTTGTGAGTTAATGGGTCTTCTTGGAAAATTGGTAAATCCTGGGAAGGAGCACTGATCTCTTCAAATCCCTTATCCACTCTGATCATATATTCATCAAGTAGATCCAATAGAATTCTGCTTTTATCGGTAAAAACTATATATTTTCTATCCCCTTCTTCAACTATATCTTGATAGTGCTGGACTTTAGAAAGTAGATCTCCTTTAATCCATTGATAGGAAAATTGGCTATAATCTTCCTTTAGTTCGGGGGTTTCCTTTTCCGTCATGATGTTTATTATTTTTTTGAGCTTATTGAACATGGAGGCATGATTCTTTACATTTCTCTGCAATTAATTATAGACCAATCACCCGATTTGATTCCGACCCTGTGGATATATAAATATTATGAAGCTTCCTAAAAAATATTTGACAAAGAATCCCAATGTGATGAAGAAGGAAATCAAAAAACATGGGAAAAAAGCTGACGACGACTCTAGCGCATATCAGGAATGGGACGCTGATTATAAGTCAAGAAAAGCTGGAGTTGGTAAAAAGGTTGACACAAAGCCTAGTAAATATACAAGTAAATACAAGAAAATGTTTGGAGAAAGTAAGCTACTAAAAAATTTCAACCAGTTTGATGAAGCTATGAACGAGGGGGAGGAATTATTTCTCGAGGCATTCATGGAATTAATCAACGAAAACGAGGATTTTATCAATGAATCCGTTGATAAGATTACAAGTCCGGTTCACAAGGCACTAAAGAACAAGTCCGACAAAACAGGATTTCCGTTAGGAATATTAAAGCAGGTCTGGAGAAAGGGTTATGCAGCATGGAAAACCGGACACGTGCCTGGAACTACGCCTCAACAATGGGCAATGGCTAGAGTTAATTCTTTTGTAACGGGGGGTAAAACAACTAAAATGCATGACAAAAAGCTTTACCAAAGAGCTAAGGCAAATAGAAAGAAAAAGAAATAATAATGGAAAAATACGGTTACAAAAATATATCTAACATGGACGAATTTTCAGAGGCTGCCAAAGCAGAGGGAAAATACGATTTTTCTTATAATTCAGGAAAGCATTTAAATAATCAGGGATTCATTAATTGGGGAGATCAAAATAAATGGGGCTCACCAGGACAAACTAGCTATAAAATGAAGGATCTGGATCAGCTTCTTAAAGCTAATGAAATAGTATCTAAATAATTAGCTTTTCATAGTTTCTTCTATCATCTCATCAAATATCTGTGAAAGATCCAGTTTAGGTTCCCATCCTAAAATATCCTTTGCCTTTGTAGCATCGCCTAAGAGTAGTTCAACTTCAGCTGGTCTATAATATTTAGGATCTACTCCAACAATTATCTTGTTAGTTTTTCTGTCAATGCCTATCTCCCCTACTTCTTGCGGCTCCCAGTAAATTTCTATCCCTATTTTTTTACAAACCATTTCCACCATTTCCTTAATAGAGTATGTTACTCCAGTGGCTAAAACAAAATCATCAGGCTTCTCTTGCTGTAGCATTCTCCACATTCCCTCAACATATTCTTTAGCATGCCCTATATCTCTTTTGGCAGATAAATTGCCTAAAGTTAATATTTCAGTTCTTCCTCTTTTGATATCACAAAGAGTTTGAATTATTTTTTTCTCTACGAAGTTTTCTCCTCTTCTAGGAGATGTGTGGTTGAACAGAATTCCATTGCATGCAAACATATCATAGGATTCTCTATAGTTTTTAATAATCCAAAAACCATAGAGCTTTGCTACTCCATAGGGAGATCTTGGATAAAAGGGGGTAGTTTCTTTTTGAGGAGTTTCCTGAACCTTACCATAAAGCTCAGAGGTCGAAGCTTGATAAAGTTTGGAACTCGGGGAATGAGTGCGAATCGCTTCTAACACATTCAATGTTCCTATTGCATCAACCTGTCCAGTGTAATTAGGAATCTCGAAAGAAATTTTAACATGACTTTGTGCACCTAAATTATAAACCTCTTCCGGTTGTATTTTCGAAATAACACTGGAAACACTCCCGTAATCTGTTAAATCTATATAATGTCTTTTAAAATTAGGATGATCTCTAAAATGTTCAATTCTGGAAGAATTAAAAGAAGAAGATCTTCTAATAGTTCCGTGAACAAAATATCCTTTCTCTAGGAGGAGTTCTGCTAGGTAAGATCCATCCTGTCCATTTACCCCCGTTATTAATGCTACTTTCATATTCTTATTGATTCCTTATTTTCATAGAACCACTTAACAGTTCTTTTTATACCATCTTCTAGTTTTATTTTAGATTTCCATCCAATTGAGTTTATCTTAGAATTATCCAAAACCTTTCTAGGGGTTCCGTCTGGTCCGTTTGTATTAAAAATTATTTTTCCCTCGTAATCCATTTCTTTAACTAGTATTTCCGCAAGTTGTTTGATGGTAACTTCCTCACCTGAACCTAAGTTAATGATTCCATCCTCTCCTTTATGATTTTCCATCACAAAAATTACACCATCTGCTAAATCCTCTATGAATAAGAATTCCCTAAATGGTCTACCTGTACCCAGCAGATTTAATTCTTCAGATCCAGCTTCTTTAGCTCTATCAATTTTAATCATCATCCCAGGGATTACGTGGGAAGCTTCATGATTAAAATTATCACCAGGTCCATATAAATTACAAGGCATTAAAGAATAATATTTTTTACCATACTGCTCTCTAATTGAATCGCACAATTGAATGCCAGCTATCTTTGCTAGAGCATATGATTTATTGGTCTTTTCTAATGGCCCAGTTAACAAATACTCTTCCTTTATTGGTTGTTGACATTCTCTAGGATAAATGCAAGATGATCCAAGAAAAACAAGATTATCAACACCACTTTTAAAAGCAGACATAATCACATTATTCTGGATAGTTAGATTCTCGTAAAGATATTCTGTGGGATATGTTGCATTTGCAACTATACCTCCAACTCTGGCAGCAGCTAGAATAACATAATCTACACGATTTTTTAAAAACCAATCTAGTACCTTTTTCTCATCCAAGAGATCTAAATCCTTTCTTATTGGTGATAGCACTTCATACTTATCCGTGTCTATTTTTTTTAAAATATTTGAACCAACTAAACCAGAGGATCCAAATAATGCTAATTTATACTTCATAAAATATTAACGATTTAATTATGTACTGGGTATTTGGCTATAATGTTACCATTAATTAATTCAATCTCATAACCCCATTCTTTTAATAGATTTAAAGAATCGTCAGCATTGTATCCATATTGAGATGTATTTTCCTGACTATATTCGCAATAAATAATAGGATGTAAAGTGTTAATTGTTTTTTCTCCTCCCTTTAAAACCATAAGCTCATGACCCTCTGTATCTATTTTAATGATATCAGGGTTTAAATTTAAACTATCAATCGTAACAGTTTTAACCTCAAACGTTCTATAATTTTTATGGGAAGCAGGTTTACCACCTAGCATAGATAGTGCAATGGGTAAGTCTTCTACTATTTCATTAAAGTCAAATATACCCTCTTTATCAGACACCGCATAGTTATAACACATAGTTTTACTTCCGTTTATAGATATGTTTTTAACCAGCTCGTGATATACCCTAGAAGGTTCAAATGAATGTATTTTTATACCAGATTTTATTAAATCCAACATGGCATACGAACCTGTGCAGGCTCCAATATCTAATACGGTGCCATTTTCTGGTATATCATTTAAAAATCTTTCCACAACATCGCTTTCGTAGACTTTTCCCCCGGTAAAGCTTCCGTGGTATTTAGCACTTTGTTCAGTAATGATTATTTCGATATCAAGATATTTTATCAATTGAACATCTTTGTTTTGTGATTCTTGCATATACTTTTTTTTATTAATATATTTTATGTTTATCTATAAAATGGTTTATTTCTTTGCCCATTAAAAGATGTGAATTTTCTAAAATTTTATCCTCATCCCAATCCCACCATTTTATTTTTAAAAGATCCGATATTTGTTCTTCCGTAAATCTTTTTTTTACCCTGCGAGAAGGTGATCCTACATTTATAGAATATGGGTCAATATCTTTTGTTACGATAGATCTTGCTCCTATAACTGCACCATCACCGATTGTTACCCCGCTCATTATTAAGCAGTCCTCCCCTATCCAAACATCGTTTCCTATTATGACATCTCCTTTCCAAACAGGATGACCCGTTAAATGTCCACATTTATCAAACATTACACTAAATGGATAAGTTGATATAAACTCGGTATTATGTCCAAATCCTCCATCGACTATCAATCCTGAAGCTATCGAGCAGTATTTTCCAATAATAACCGAATTATGAACTCCCCTTCTTGTAACATTCCCGTATGATCTATGCCCCATTGTTAATTCTCCCATATAAATGAATTTTATTTAAAATAAACTAAACCTGTACCTGTATAATGACCCTTACTAGTTAAATCATACTTTTCAGAATCAATAGAATTCCAAAATGTTTCCATAGGTCCGCTAAGGTGTATGTCATCGAATAAAACAATTCCTCTGTAATTAATTTTTATCATTTCTTCCATGAACTCAGCCTCAAAAGAACCATCGTGATAGGTATCTAATAATATAAAAGGAGATTTGATAATTAAATCAGTAAATTCCAAAACGTTACCTATTTTATAATTAATATTTGGTATTTTAATTTTAGAAATTTCAGGTTGATGATTAACATCAAAAGAAGTTATTGAATTTTTAGAATTATATGACATTGCTATGGAAGAACTCCCCTGGTATGTTCCTATATCTAATAAGCTTTCGTTTTCAAAAAGTCCACTTATAAATGCGAGCAATCTGTAATGCTCTACCCCGGATTGCATATAAAACCACTCTTTAGGGGTGTTAATAGAATCCGTAATCTTTCTGTAATCATTTAAATCAATAGAATCTAATTGATCTTTACCAACTTTGAGTATCTCTGATAAAATTTTTTCCATGTCCATATTTTTTATTTTATTATTTCTTTATCGTAATTAGGATGGGATTTAAGTATATCTGGTAATGAATTCTTATCAAAAGGAATAGCTTGATCCCATGCACCGCCAGTAGGATGTAAATCCCTCATTCCTGGCTCCCATTTATAATACGTGTTTTCTAGCCATCCGGGTTTTATTTCATTCTTATGGCCATGAATTTCAAATTTATAATCTATGATTTTATTAGACTGAGCATATCCAAAATGATATATTGTCCCTTCAATAGGAACCTCTATATTGTTATTTCTCCTAAGATTGAAAATTCTACCAGGCTGAAATCCATCCCTACATACCCAGTTAAAGGATTTCCAAAAATGTACAAATCCCGTAATATTTCTTCTCCAAGCTTCGCCGTCATATGTTTCTTTTATACATTTATCAAGGGATGTTGGATTCCATACCTCATCAGAATCTAATGTTAACATTATATCATAATCATTAGATTCTTGAAATCCAATATTTCTATGATTTCCCTCGTTATAAGCTTCTATCTTCTTCCATACTATTTTAGAAGAAGCTGAAAATGCAACATCTTTTATATCATTTTCAGATTCTGGACATTCTATATCAGTTAAGTGTCCATAGCTGGGGGTAGCAGAATATAAAATTAATATTTTATCTACCTGATCGTCTATAGATTTTATAGAAGATTCTAAATACTCAGTCCCATAATGAATGGGATAATATGCCATTACTTTCATTTTTCTTTTCTAATTATTTCCAAACACTCCTCTAATAAATGCTTAGCATGAAATCCAAAACAATTATGAATACTGTGATCACTATCCATATGATTTTCTATGGAAAATTTTCTTGCTATCTCCACAGGAGCTATTTTAATACCAGCATCATCTAATGCCTTTCTATCATCAAGTAAGAATGTGTCCTCATTTTCCGTCGTGTGGTGTGTTAATGTTTTTGAATATTCTAATAACCTTTTACTCCTTAATGAGAATCCTCCGTTTCCTACTTGCTTTCCCTCCTCTGGCCATCCTATATAAAGAGGCCAAGGGGATCCAATATAATCATACATATAAAATTCATCACTCCAGTAACCAGGATTTAAAACAAAACCATCGTCTTGAAATATTAAACAGAAATCAGTGCTAATATAATTTGTCAATTCGTGCAAACAAAATTTAGAATAATCCGAAATTCCAAATCTGTTTATCTTATTAAATTCAATTCCGGGAATTTTAGGATCTTCAACCAAAAACATCTTTATAGAATCAAATTCTATATGCTTTTGCATAAAGGAAACTATCTCTTTAAATCTGTTATATCTCTCTTCTAAATAACCCCTTCCATCTATCACAACGGCTGTTATTTTTTTAAGATCTAGTTTTTCCATCTATAGAAGGTACATTTTTTTATTAGAACAAATAATATCATAAACGTTGCTAATGATAGCTCTCATTTTTTCTCTTTCGTGATTGGAATCTACTATAACATTTTTAGCAAGGGTTTTAATTTCCGGTATAGTGAGAAAGCTATTAGGTTCTTTTAGATTTAAATAAGGCACAGAATCTTCATCCACACCATGGGCTGACATATAATCTTTGAATTTAAATCCCTCCCCTATAACCATATCAGAAAATTCACACCAAATCCCTGGTATTCCGTAAGTATGCGCTATGATTAATCCATGTAAGCTGCTGGAAATAATACATCGACATGAGCATATTTGATTTATGATTGATTCCATTTCATCAAACGTTTCTCCAACTAGTCTTAAATCTATTATCCTAGAACCTCTTTTTCTTCCGAATATTTTTTGAGCATACTCCATGTCTATTATATGGGGAATTATACCTATATCGTATTTGTCGATTCCTGGGGATGGTGTAAAGTAATCAGGTATAAGAATTGCTGGATCACCTAAACTAATTTCGTCAGTTTTTACCCCTACGTCATTAACCATCTGGAGGGTCTTTTTTCCTCTCACAGTAATTATCCTAGGAACACCCTCAAAAAACCTATTAACCCCTACGAATCCTGATCCTAAAACTAGGGTCTGAGAATTTGCTTCGTTTAATATCGATCCTATCATCATGACGTGTGGGTCCTTACTTCCTTCATTAATTTTAAAAGAATTGAATCCCCACATTTTTTTAACTAAATACGGATTAAGCTGATCCCCAAAATTTGAACTTTTATGCCAATTTAATTTTAACGACTTATCCACAAATAGATTTTATTTTATTAAATATGATATCGTCAGCAGATTCTAACTTTTTAACTCTCTCTAAATTATCAATAACACTATCTAACATCGAATTGTAAAGATCGTGGGTTAAATCATCTAATGATTTTAAATCGTTATAGAAAATTATACCATCGGGATTAAAATCCTCGCAAACTTTTCTAGACCCCCAGTAAACAGGGATTGTCCCGGTAGCAAAACAATCGGTTATTTTTTCGGTGTAATATTTTTCATAGACAGCATTCTCAAAAACCACGGAAAACATGTAATCTTTCAAAGCTGGAAGTTTCGATCGCCACCAATCCCCATTTGGTCCAGAGCCATCACCAATTCTAGGCGAGTTGTGTGCTCCCCCAAAAAGATCGAGAGATTCTTTTAACTTGTCAGCTACCTCTAATCTGAATTTATGTCCATCAGTTCTTGCTTTAGGTGAACATATCATTGAGCATTTTTTGCTCTTCTGATAAATTCGCATTTCATCCGGTTTAGTCCAAGGAAGATTAGATCCCGGTGGGGCATAAAAGAAAAATTCAGGATCCGACTGAATTAAAAACTCCTCGCAGGTAAAAATGCCAGCGTACTTGTTTTTATATCTTCCTGGATTCTGATAAACAGCACTATAAATTTCTATAGCAATTTCTCGAGATTCACACAACCAACCGAATTTAAATTCATGCCTAGGGGTTTCTAGTCCGTCAAAAATTCTATTGTCTATATAAACGTGAATATCAGCATCACCTGTTGTCCATGAAAAAGATTTAGGGGGTAAATTAGAACACGAAGAGTACTCCGCGGGGAACGGTAAACCGAATCCTTTGATTAATTCCATAAACTAAATCCCTCCTTTATTGTTATTTTTCCTAGTCCGTCATCTTTATAATTTAAAACATAGAGAGGATTTTTCCCTCCCTGTATTTCACCTGATATTTTAGAGTCCCAGTCTTTTTCTATATCTTTTACCCCAGATACTCCTAGAATTATTTCACCATTCAAGGGGCTATGATCGGTAAAGTGGTTTTCGCTAAATGTTGTATTGCCTCCGCTTTCTGTATAGAGTTTGTGAAATTCTAGGGATGAACAGGAGATTTTTTCTAAACCCTGGTCGAAATGAAATTTAAGACGAGCATAATCTGAAAAATTATTTAGAAATTTTAAAGCACTAGAAAAGACTATTTCAGACTTTTCTTCAAAATAAACGTGAAATGTTTTTACATCTCGACTGTATCTTGCCCTAGTATCATCGTCTACCCCCACTTGCCTATGGGTCTCCATTTTCCCATCAACCCTAGAATTGCCGTTATGAATATATTTTCCATGTACAAAATCATTCCAATTCTGAGAAAGTAGAAAAACCGAATAATTTCCCCTAAGATGCGGCAAAACGTAGTGTTTTAAAGCATCATGATCTAATTCAGGGATTCCTTTTAAAAAAGCAGATCTGCAATGAACTACCCATTCCCTTATTATCTTGAAGGATCCTGCAGTATAGTTGAAAAAAAGAGGCGAAGCTTTTATTCCGGATAAATCCCCGCTATGTGTTGCCATTCCAATATCCTCAGATATATTATTAAACTCTGAAAATGAAGATTTAAAATCAGTGTCACAGTCCATCCAGATTAAAGGTGCTTTACTTTCTTTTAATTTTTCAAGGACAAACTCTGGCTTCATTAAGCAATTTGCTCCGTAGCTACCCCTCGAAGTTCTTTCCGAAATATTATATGCTACACCGAATTTTTTACATCTATCAATTAAATTGAGGGCGTAATTTTTGTAATAATTATTTTGTTGGAAGTCTGCGTAATAACTATAAATGGTAGTAGTCATTTTAGGGTAATCAACAGGGATGTTCGCTTCATTACTTTCTTTTTCCATAAGAGCTAACTTTTCCTCGGTTGACATGGAAACAGTGGGAGGCCTTCGAAAAGGCCCATCTGGAGGAGCTGGAGTATTTCCAATCTTTCCAAATAGATCTTCAATAGGTTTTCTTAACCTTCTAAATTTTTCAAAAGACATCTATAAATCGTGTTTTTTTTATATATCAGCTTTTCTAGAAGCCTGAAAATGCTCAATAACAGGAGAGACCCCAGGATGCAATCTTTTAGAATGATCAAAGATAAATGTGTATTCGGGTGGCAAGTTCTGGTAAGACACGTCATCACACACTTCGAGAGCTCTTTGCATATTTTTCTGTTCCCATGTTTCTGGGTCCATTCTATTCGATTTTATGACATTATTGATCTCTATCCATTTTTCAACCAGTCTTTTAGTTCTTTCGTTGTTGGCAAGGAAGATAGTTCCACTTAATGCCTCGTTTCTTCTCCATCTAAAATTCTCAGTTCGATATGCAATATCGCAATCTATTGTTTGGAATAAAGTTGGGTAACTTCTAAAGACTGCGTCGACATCAACATAAACTAAATTTTGGGAGAATCCTGATAAACAATCTAAAATAAAGTTTGCTTTAAAGTGCGTGTTCTTTTCCCAGGTTCCTAGATTTTGGATGGGGCTTAAGTGAAGGGGTATACCAAACTCTGAACAGGATCTGCTAAGATTTTCCGAGAGTGCTTCGTATTGGTTTCCTTTGGTAAAATAAGCTATTACAAGAAAGGGGCTCATTAGATACTATAGATATATTCATACCCCGGGTTGTTATCAGATAACAATTTTAGCAGGGTTTTAAAGGAAAGTTTCCAGATTCGAGAAAATTATTTTTTAATCCGAAAATATTCCTGTTTTGAGTTATATATTATATCAGATACCAATGAAGAGTTTACATCCATACTGGTTTTTACAATCTCCTGTTGATATGGAGCACAAATACTATGTTCTAATGGATTTTTTGCAGTCTGTCGAATCTGATTTAGATCAGAAAAAATACTCAGATCAAATACAAAAGATTAACCGGGTTTATAATGATCTTAAGAGCTTTCAAAAGTTCCAAAAACTAAGTGACAAGACAGTAAGAGCTATGACGCAGGAGGAAATAGAAAAAACAAAGGATCTCACTGTTAGCCTAATAGAGAATGAAGAAGTTGATTATATCTTGGATAACAGTCTGGAGGTTTTGGAAAAATTTATCACAAAAATCAATCCCTATATAGAGGAAATAGAAAAATCCCTAGAATTCAAAATACATAATGATAAATCACTAAATAGTGATAGGGGTTACATGATAATTAGAAATAATAAAAATAAGAAGATAAAAATATACTCCTGGCTCTTTTCAATCATAACAGTAGATGAAACCGAGCAGGTTGGTCTCCTATTAAGTGAACTTTTAGATCCCTCCCCTGTTTACAGTAAATCTGATAAAAAAATATTTGATTTCGTAAAGAAAGAAGTAAAAAACTTTTCTAAATATAATGATTGCTTCATTATAGTTGATCTTGAAAAATCTAAAGGTGAAGATGAGATATCTTTTGAATTAATAAAAGAAAGATCTATAGAATTTATAGTTAGCAATTATAAAAACTATCTCTCCTCTTTTTAACCTTCCATTCTACTCAATAAATTGGAAAATTCTTTCTGATTAATTCCCACTGAATCTGGGATAAAATCTTCTAGGGAAATAACTTCGTCGTCTTTCTCTGGATATGAGTCAGTAAAGCAGATCTTCACAGATTTCAAAGAAGGGGAATAATACACGTCGCATCTTCTTCCCTTTTTCCTCAAATTCTCGTAGCATAACAAATAACCGTCTGGAAGCATTTTAGGATTATGCTCTGCTCTAGAATCTAAAAACCCCTCCAGGTCTTTTATTAAAGTATCTATTTTTTCCTGAGAAAGCTCTGGTATTTGTGAGATCTTTAATATCCCTGAATTCTTAAATATAAAATCCATCATTTCGGATTTTTCCTTAGAGGAAGATCTAAGGTAGATCTCATTCAGATCCTTTGCAAAATCATCTTTAGAATAACCGATCCTGTGATCAAAATTTATGGCGTATTTAAAAGGGGGAACATCAGAATATCCTCGGTCGTGGGATCCCGCCGAAGTGCTTTCGAAAAGAGAACTGAAAGATTTTATATGCCTTAAACTCATTTGTTTTATATATCACTATAAAAAGAAAAAGGGATCAAATAATTGATCCCTTCGCTTGTATTATTAATGCTTATTAGTTAAAAAATTTATTGAAAGCTGGATTTGAAATTTCCTCTGATTCTTCTTCTTCCTCTTCCATTTCATCGGATTCCTCCATGCCCATTTCATGATCCCAATCCATATCCTCTTGATCTCCACCTTCCATTTCTTCTTCGTCCATTTCCTCTTCTAAATTCTCGTCTTCTTCGAAGTCGTATTCTTCATTGTATTCTTGAACCTCTCTCTCGAATGCATCTTCTTCAGACTCTTCCATTTCCTCTTGCTCCTCTTCTTCATCATCCATTCCCATATCTTCCTCGTCTTCGTCAGATTCGGTATCTTCTTCAGATTCGGTATCTTCCCCGCCTATTTCAAAATCATCTTCGGATCCACCTTCAGTTTCTTCGTTTTCTTCTTCAGTTTCCTCATCTCCCATTACATCATCAGATCCACCGTCAAAATCCATTGAATCATCTTCTGGTGATTCTTCTTGTGGAAGATCTTGGTCGAGAGTTCCTTCTGCATATCGCTTAGAAAACTCTTCAAAACTTAATATCTTTTTTTCCATTGTATTCGTATTTTATTTATATATCTTTTTTTCTGGAAATTATTCAGTTGCATCACCCATATTGGATGCCATTCCAGACTCCTGAGATCCTTTTCCTGGATAGTCTATTTTAGAAGTTTGATTAAAAACACCATCCTTATATCCCACATAATCATAAGGCTGTTCTGGCTTTATTTTATGAAATGGAGACCTGTTTTTAACTTCTTTGTTAAAATTTTTGGAATTCCATGGATCGTTTACAACTTTAAGAAATTGCTTAAAGTCTAATACTTCTCTCTTTTTTATGTCTTTTGTATGCATTTTTAAAGTATTATATACCTAATATATCCAGAATACCGCCGCTTTTCTCTTTTCCCATAGCAGCATTTTCTATATCTTTTTCTGAGAATTTACCTCCGAATATGTTGGTAAAAGAAGTTCCCTGACCACAAACTACACCCTCAAGTTTATCACTCAAAGATTCCACAAATTGTGTTGAGTTTATATAATTAGTTAAAGCCTCTCTCATTGATCCGGCAAGTGTTCCCATAAAACCTCCGCTCATGTTAATGTCTATTCCAATTCCTCTGGATAAGATAACGGCAAGCGCTTTTTCTTCTAGTGTCTCCAATAGTCCTTTTCCGATGGCATCTATCCAATATTTACAGGATCCTTCTCCGAAATATCTTCCTATATTTCTAAAACTTACTTGTTCGATAATGTTCTTTGCAAATTCACTTAAAAAGTTGTTATCTGAGGGAAGACCCAATTGCTTCAAAAGCCATCCAGCAGCATAGTTTTTCATTCGGTCAGTAAATCCTGCACCTAGTGATCCTACTAAATCCCATATACCCTCATCGATCTGATTCTGACTATATCCATTTTCAACCATGTTTTGATAATGAGCATCTAGTCCTTCTAAGAGCTTAAAGTACTCCTCATGAGATTCGTTTAAACTAAATTCCGAATACCTTAGTACCTTCATCTTTACTTTTTTATTTATATATCTCTTCTTGCAGGGGAAACGTTGATATATAGATAAACAAATAAGGTAGTGATTACAGAACAAGAAGAATTCGTATTTCAGGGGGGTAAACCAAATCAAGGGAAACCAATATCTTTAATAATTTTAACAACCAAGCTAGAGTCCAAAGAAAACTCATATGCCCCAACTGTTAAAAAAATGATGGCTAAATCCTCTGCTATGAACTTTAAATGTGTTGTTGTTGATACATCACAAGGGGAAATAGAAAAAACAGAATCTGGAAGCTTTTATATAAGAAATAAAGGAAGTAAAAACAAGTATGAAATAGAACCTAAAAGCTCCATCATTCTTGCTAGAAGATCTAGCATAAACTCCACCGCTGCTGTTAAATTCTTTGAGAAATTAGAATCTCTGGGCTTTGTTTCAGTAAACTCATTAAAATCTGTGCTTCTTTGTGAAGATAAATTAGATACAGTTCAAAAACTTCAAGAGAAAAAAATATCAACGCCAAAAACTTCTCTTATATCATCGGAGGAAGATATCGAAAGCTCCGTTTCTAGAATAGGAGGAAAATATCCGGTAATTGTAAAGCTCCTCAGCGGAACAAAGGGAATAGGTGTATTTCAGGCAGATTCACAGGAATCTTTACTTTCTACATTACAAACAATTTGGAAATTATCACCGGATACTGAGCTTATTGTACAAGAAAAAATTGAAGCGGACCACGACCTGAGAATCCATGTACTTGGGACCAAGAACGAGAGAACGGGAACTGATTATACGGTTATAGCTGCAATGAAAAGGATCAAGATTGAAAAAGATTTTAGAACCAATGTCTCATTAGGCGGCAGAGCAGAAGCTATCGAAATATCTCCAGAAATAGAACATCTTGCTATAGAAGCAGCAAAAGCTACTGGATGTTCCTGGTGTGGAGTTGATATTATCATAGAAAAGGATACAGGTTTACCTTATGTTCTAGAGGTAAATGCATCTCCCGGAACTGATGGCATAGAAAAAGCAACAGGTTTAGATGTCACATCAATAGTTTTAGATTTCATCTTAAATAAAAAGAACTGGAACTATCCAAGAAAAGTAGCAGGATTTAGAGAGATCTTTGATGTAAAAGGTGTTGGTAAATTTATAGGTAAACTTGACACCGGGAACGGAGCAATGGCATGTTCTTTACATGCAGACTATTCAATCCAAGAGGATGAATTTATAAATTGGACAATTGGGGGTAAATCCTTTAGTAACAGAATAGTAGATTACTCTCATGCTGAGGTTGGTGATCAAACAGAGAAGAGACCAGTAATTCTCATGGATGTAGAATTCAATGGAATGGTCTATAAGAAGATAAAATTTTCTCTAGTGGATAGAACCTATAAAAGCACCCCGATGTTAATTAACAGAACATTTATGGAGGAAGCTGGCCTAATAGTAGATTCAAGTAAAACTTTCTTGCTGACACAAGAACCTATGAAATATTCTCCTCTTAAAGCTAAGGGAGATTCTACAGCAGGTATAGATCTATTTTAAAAGATAGTTTTCGTATCCCTTTACAAAGTAATTAATAGCTTCAACCCTATAATCATTGGGATCTTTTACTATTTTGTCGTTCTTTAAAGGATGTTTCTTTCTTTCTATAACAGAATCTGGAACTAGCCCTTTGAAAGTTTTTTTCAAAATTGTCTTATTCTTCCGGTATTCAAATGGAAGCCACATTGCAAGCTGAATTAGTTCTAAATTTAAAAACGGGTTTCTTAACTCCAAAGTATGTGCCATACTCATTTTATCTAATCTAGGAAGGTGATAATATGTGAGTTCATGGAAAATATCGGATTGCTGGGAATCATATTCGTTTATTCTCCGATACCCCCCAAACATTTCATCCGCCCCATCACCGGATAAAACTATTCTGGTATTTGTTCCTTTTTTAATAGCATCAAAGAGATGATATTGGGGTACCACACTTCCCATATCAACGGGGGATTCGTTCCACCTAAAATAAATCTCGTTTAGATCTAAATCTACCTCATTCATGTTGTATTCTAGGCGATTTACTTTTATTCCCCAGTAATCCTCGCATTCTCTAACATATTCGTCATCTGGACCATTATTGATAGTGTACCAGCTAACATCTGCCCCAAGTTTAAGAAGTAACCCTCCTATGATAGAAGAGTCCAATCCACCGGATAGTAAGATGGAGATAGGATAATCCAAGCTTAATAGCCTGTTTTTTGTTGCCAGCTCGAGTTTATTCCAAACCCAATCTAGTAACATGTCTTCAGAATCAAATTGAAATTTGGGGGGTTTAAATGCGAAATAAGGACCATATTCTTGCTTAAAGTCCGGAGCATTAAAATTCCATTTGTAGATGAAATTAGGTTTTAATTTTTGGACGTTTTCGAAGGGGGTAGATTCGTTAGCAACATACCCCCATTTCCTCACACCGCCCATAAATCCTGAGCTAATTATAGAATTTTCATTCAGTAAACCTTTCATCTCTGAACAGATCTCACCTAATTCGTTGGTATAAAGGCACTTCTTACCTAGAGGATCTGTAAAGCAAATCACATCTTTCTTGGACATATCAACCAAGCAAATAGCCCAAAACCCATCCCAGCTTTTAATATGTGGTTCATATAGAGAGATAAACATCTCCAAGGAGGAAAATTCAAAGGTACTAAAAAGATCTTTGAGGTATTCTGTATCTGATCCATAATGTAAGGGGTAATTAAAAATTTCCCCGTTAAATAGGAGATAACGGTTATTAGATAACTCTACTGGCTGAATCCAGCCGTCACCAACTGCAGTCTGAATAGGCAATCTATGGTGGCATAGAGTCAGTCCAGAAGCATCTGAATGAGTGTAATATTCAATACCTCTATGAGAAATGGATTTTATCCTTTCCTCTGAGGGATTATGAGCAATTAGTATTCCGCACATTATTTTAAGTTCTTAATTATAGTCTGAAATCCGGATAGCGATTCAAGATCAAACTTGTTTTCAACCTTGTGAATCTTAACACCGGCTAACGAAAGATAAGCTATGATCTCATCAAAGATTTCTATTTCCTTCGGGATCATTTTATCCATGTGGTCCCAAACGTCTTTTTTTCTTTCTCCTTGGTATGTTCCATAAACATAAAAGAAAAAGACATCTTTAAAAAGATTATTTTTTACCATGTAAGCCAATTCCTGATAAACTGTATCGCGGGATACCCGGTTGTTAAGTATTCCCCAGACGGAATTGGTAATTACCCCCCGATCCATGATTAAATCGGGTAAAAAAGAATCTCTATTCAATTGATGAACCATTAATTCCTTGCCTAATCCGATACCATGAGTTATCTCTCCACCCTCTGGGAGTTCTAAATTTGTATAAGCTCCGTTAAAATCGAACTTAAAAACTGGAAAGGTATTTTGGGAGCTGACAAAAAAAGTTTTACCTGACTTTCTGGCTCCCTCTACAACAAAAAGGGACATAAATTTTAAATTTATATCCCTAAAAGTACTAAAAATTCCGTATTTATTAAAATGTCATTACAGCTAGAACTTCTTTACCCCTGATGGAAGGTATCCATTCAGTAAGGCTTTTTGAGAGTTGTCAAAATAAAATTGAACTAGGTTTCTTAATCCGAATCCACTTTTATCCTTTTTATATTCCATAAATTTCGTTATTTCGTCCACTGACATTTTATTATAATAAGAAGGAGCATTCATCATTTGTCTTTGTGAAGGCCACCATTTATTATTCCAAAAGGTCTCGACCGCTTTAAACATTTCTGGAGTTGTGACCTCGTCTCTAAATACTGCAGCAGCCTCTTCTTCTCTCTCGTTTGCTCCGGACATCTTAACTAAAATCTTTTTACATATCTCACCCGCCTTAACTTGAAGATCTGCAGCTGCTTTTGCCACTGCGTCTGCTTTTGCTTTCTCAGCTTGGTCCATGTTACTTTTCCAGTCCATTACTCCTGGTGTTCCGTAGAACGTGTCCTTATCGGAATCTGTATAAGCTTCAAATCCCTCTGGGGTGCATTTCCATGTTCCTTTAAGTGTTTCGTTTTTTGATGCATAGAAAAAAGAATAAGTCCCATCTGCATTAAAAGTGTGCTTGTTTTTATTTTCTCTTTCTATGGTTGCCTTACCTCCCGAGATTTTTGTTGTGTTGTCTGCAGACCTAATGCAATTAAAAGTGCTGGATTTTTTTTCTCCTCCTGATCCAGATCCCGATGATCCCGATTTAGAACCCGACGAAGAGAAAGAATTTGATTTTGCGGTATATGCATCCCAATCGAAGTTCTCTCTAACAGAGTAAAGTGATTCAAATACCTCGGAGGAAAGTTTATCCACTAATTCTTGGGTAATATCAGAAGAAGTATCCTTTAATCCCAATCCTGCCTTAATAGAGGATATAAGATTTCCTGTGTTTTGTCCAAATTTTCCGTCTGCCCCATACTTGGAAAATTTCTTATAAAGTTCACTGTCTTTTCCCTTGCTTGACTTTCCGATTTTATCGATAATTAATTGTTGAACTTTTTTAACGTCATCATTTACACTCCCCCTCTTTTTAGCATCATATTTAACAGTATTTTCTAATTTAAAAGGTGCTGAAGCTCCAGCGCTACCTGCTGTTCCTGCTGTTCCTGCAGTACCTGAATCTCCTGTTGGTTTAGGTTTCTTTCTTTCTATTGCAGCTTGATTGGCAGCATTTTGAGAAAGCATAGGAAGTGTGCTAAAAGCGTTATCACCATCTTGTTTGTATTTTTCGACTTCAGGGGTTGCAATTGATAGTGTTTTAAAACTTCTAAGAGTCTTTGATTCCTCATCGTATGCTTTATCAAAAGCATCTTTTTTAGATTTGAATAGAGATTCTAAATTCGAAATTGTTTTACCGACCTGTTTAAAATCTATATCTTTCTTCTGCTCGTCATCAACTGATAATTCTGCTCTAACCTCGGCAACGCTCTTTATAAGGGAGACAAATTCTCCGTTCATTGCTAGGGATTTAAAATTCTTCTTGGAGGGATCACCAGATCTCATTGCTATAAGTTCAAGAACCCCCTTAACAGATCCTTCTAAGGTTTCAACTCTAGCAGATTCTGCCCTGGCATTTCTTCTAGCAACCCTATCTTCTTTAGCCTCGTTTACTATCCTATTAAAAGAATTAAAATCGATAGCTATTTTATTATGGATGAGTTGTTCCATAACTTGGCCTCTAGTTGAAAATTCTTCCGGAATAAAGGACTTACTTTCCCCTGCTAATGTTGCCTTTGTTTGCATTTCGTCTTTAAGCTTTGCTAAGCCTCCAGAAACAAGTTTTTTTAACAACTCCCAGTCAGAATCTTCCATTCTGGCTTGTCCTGATTCGTCCTGTTGTTTAACATAAACCATAGCTTTATCAATTGCTACTTTGTAATTTTTAAAACCGGAGGAAAGATTTTTTCTCCATTCATCTAGTAGATTAACATATTCTGTGTCACCCTTAGATGCACTTAAAAAATTGTTTACCTCTTGTCTTAAAGCATTATAAAAATCTTCTAATTGTGGTCCTATTGTTTTTTTAGTATCAATAGCATCAACTGCTGCTTGAATTTTTGCTGGTAAATTTGCAATATACTCATCTTTAAACTTAGATGGCTCTGGATAGCTATTAACAGCAATAATAAAGTTTGCAGCTAGATCGTTACCTAATTTTGCAAGGGATTTAACATAATCAGAAAAAACCGTTCCGGGTTGAGGTTTGTCCTGTTCGTTAAGAAACGGGTTTTTATATGAATTAGCCCTATTAACTAAGCTTTCAAAAAGAGGATTTCTCATGATTTTATTTATTTTATCTATATATTCTTTAGCCTATTCCTTAAGATGGTAATTTTTTGATTTATGGAATTACTATTTCTGCGGTATTCGTCTTTCAGATCTTCATTTCTGCTTTTTGCCATTTGAAAAGTTTGAATATCTCCGGATCTGTAAGAAATAGCTCTTAGTTCTTTAAGCTCTTCTGTTTTCTTTTTGTAATCCCTATCCATCTCATATTTCAAAGCTGCGATATCTTCTAGCATCTCAGCAATATCTGCTTTAGGGAGTCCGCTAATTTGATTAGTAAATTCCCTTAGAGGCAAATCATACATGCCCCAATTTCCTTCATCCCTTAGATAAGTTTCTTCCCTGTATGGGGTTTCGGTTTTGTACTTTTTAGATTCTGCTTCTAACCCTTTCCATTGATTATAAAATTGATTCTCGTATTCATAATCTTTGAATCTTCTTGCCTTTTCATATGCATATTGAGCTATTTGAGAATCCGCTGCAATTTTATTTTTCTGATAAAAGTTTATTAAAGATGTGTCATCACCACATATTTCTTTAATTTCTTTTATTATAAAATTCATTTCGGAATTTTTTGCTATTTTCATAGCATCTAAAGCTCTTTTACTCATTAATGCCTTTTGTCTGGCATTATTCATCATCACAGGATCTTGCATCTTTTTAGATTCACTATAAAAGATATCATAGTTAAGCTCGTCCGATTTATCAATAAAGTCTTTTTCTATCTGCACCATCTTATTGATCTTGTCCTGAATTTTAGGTTTACTCCCGGAAAGAAAAGATCCCACTCTGTTTACTAGATTTTTAAAAAAACCTTCGTTCATGTGGCTTTCAGATATAAATTCGGAATACTTTTTCATTAAGCTGCTTTTTGGAATTCTTCTGATATTTTTTGAATTACTTTATCCATCCTTTCCTTTTCCTTGTCAAGATCTGTTGAAGGCCATTTTATGTAGCTAATTCTAGACATCTTATTCTTAATATTTATAAGATAGTCTATTGCTTTATTTTTGTCTTGGACGTTATCATTTTCCTCAGTTTTAACCTGAGCAATTTTAGAAATAGCAACTTCTACCAATCCCACTGCTTTTTCCTTTTTAGTGTTAAACATATCCTTCATACTAGAATATGCTGAGTTATCTGCTGAATCTTTATCTCTAAGATCTTTTAAAACGCTAATACTTTCATCTGAATGACTTTTAATATCTTTGATAGACTTCATTATTTCTTTGTGGTACGTATCAAGGATTGATTCTATTTTCTTAGAAGGCATTTTGGTAACTTCATCTGAAGCACCAATTTTGTCTTTCTCCTTGGATAAATTGTCCTGAGCTTTTTCTAGATCCTTCTCAGCATCTTTAGGATTTCCTAGGATCTTTTGAATGTCAGAAAGATATTCAGAGCTATCTTCGTCAGTGATTAATTTTTTCTTAAAATCTACTCTTAATTTTTTGGTCTCTACAGAATCTTCAGCTCTTTTTAAATTATAATATTCAGTTTTTCTTTTATTGTCTTTAATTATAATTCCTACTGATTTTTCCAAATCGTCCATTATGGAATTATGTGAAGAAACAAGATCCTTAATTAATTTTTGTACTTTGTTAAGTTTAACTAAAATAGCATCCTGCTCTGTCTTGTCTGCTCTATCTTTCTTAAGTTGTGCTAAAGCAGAGCTAAGTTTGTAAAATTTGGATTCAGCTTCATGTTCATCTCTGATGAACTTAGTCTCTTCTGATTTCATATCTTCTAGAATTGTGCTGAGTTTTTTAATATCACCTCCAACAATCTTAGAAAAGAAATTAAGAATTTTATCACCGAGTCCTTCTTTGATTGCAATCAAATTTTCCTCAATAATATATTCATCAAGATCAGAGTTCCGAGAAAGCATTTTCTTTTTAGCAATCTCTATATCTCCGTAGGATTCGATTAGTGCATCTTTACACTCAGAATACACTTTGAAATTTTCTAGAATCATCATAGCACAACTTTTTCTTTATATATCACTAAACAAATTAAAAGGCAACAAAAAACCCCCGATTTTCATCGAGGGTTTTATAATTGAGTACTTAATTAAGATTAAGCAATACCAGTTGCAGGTACTTCTACGTGGAAGCAGATGTACATTGTTTGAGGATGGTGACCAGCCTCAACTAGAGCGTATCTAGATTTAACTGCAATCTTAGGTGACATAGTACCTTCAGAGATAGTCTGAATTGACTCAGCCATCATGTAAGGCATGAACTTAAGACCTGGTTCGTCGTCTCCACCTTTTCTACCTACTAGCACTCTTGTGTCTCCGAAAGACATGTTCTGGTCAACATAAACTGTCATACCAGCGATAGAACCAACTGGGTAAAGTGTACCGTTGTTCTGAGTAAGAGTGTTTGTGAAAGGAGCGAAAGTGAACTGAGAGATATCCTGTAAAGCAGAGGCAACTTGAGAGTTAGTAACGATGAAGTTAGCAGGGCCTCTTCTTCCTCTGTTTGCAACCACGTTAGCAGCAGCAAGGATTCTTGAGAATAGTCTTCTTTGTACAGTTGACTGGTTCTCATAACCACCTGTACCGATAGCAGTACCACCAGCAATTACAAGCTGAGCGTTATCTTTACCGATGAAGGTTAAGTTAGATCCACCTCCAGTGAATTTCAAGTTCAAGTTAAGGTTAGTACCTTCTGTGTTCTTGAATTCAGCGTGGTTAGACCATCCAAGAGCAAATGCTCTAGAAAGGATGTGCTTGTTGATCGCCTGAGAAACCTCATTAACAAGTGCGTTTTCGATCATAGAAACTACGTCGATACCGAATTGCTTGTTAAGATCTTGGATTTGCTCAGTTGTCACAGAAGCAGCAACTTGGAAAGTTCCAGCTTCTACGAACTTAGTGAAAGTAGTTAAACCAAGAGACTTGAAATAAGTACTTTCAGCTGTACCTCTTGACATAGGATCGTAGGCTTTTGTACCGTCTACGTATGGACCTTGCCAAGCGTTTGTGTTGTCAAGACCAGCACCAGAAGCACCTTGTACGTGATCTTCTAGAGTCTTAACTAATACTGCAGCACCGTTAGCATAGCCTACTGTTGCAGAGATTGTGTAAACGTTTGTTCCTGTATTGAATGAACCAGAGTAGATAACTGCATCTGCATCGATTGCTTGAGCAATTGAGAAACCAGTTGTTTGAGCTATTACTTGGAAAATTGGAAAACCATCGATACGAGAGTTACCAACATATTTACCAGCTACAAGAGCACCAACACCAGCACTATCAAGATCTTTTGTTGAAGAAAGACCTGCAGCACCTAGAAGGTAAGTTGATCCTACAGTTAAACCAGATACTGGAGAAGCTGTTGAGGAAGGAACTTTAATAAGGTCAGGGGAAGAAGCTGTGTAAGGAGATACTGTGTCAGTACCAGAAAGCTTACCACCAGCATATACATAGTCAAGATAGCTAAGTACTCCTGTAGGACCGCTCATTGGGATAACTGGAACAATGTCAAAACCTACTGTCTTAGCAGCTACCTGAATAGCAAGCGGAAGAAGTGAAGGGAATTTGTCACCAGAACCAAGACCTGTACCAGCATAAGAACCACCAGCATAAAAGCCAGCAGGACCGCCAGAAAGACCTACGTTTGAAGGAGCAGCAATTTGACCCATACCGCCAAGTACGCCAAGAGTGTTGTACGCACCAGCAGATTCGTTTAGAGAGTGATAATGGCAATATTTGGTTAACCAATCTAATTTGCCTTTCTCTTGAATACCTGTTTTGCTCTCAAGTACTGGAGCCCAGGTTTCATAGATTTCATGTTGATTAATTAGTTGCATTTTTGAAAAAAATGTTATTTTTTAAATCTAGCTTCTAAAGCCTCTGAAAGGTTCTGTAGATATTCTCTAGAGACTGCCTTTGGCTGAGAAGCTGAGATTGTTTGATTTTGGGATTCGTCTATTCTTTCCACATTTGCCTTTGGAACTGAAATACCCCTAGTAGCCCAGAAGTTCTGGATTTGGTAAGGTGTGTCCAGTCTATAGAATTTGCTTTGAGCAATGATAGAGGCTTTTTGACCCTCGTTCATGCTTTCCCAAGCTCCTCTATATTTTTCTGGCATCATGTCTAAGAACTTTTCTCCAGATTGATTTTGTTCAACCAGAGCTTTACCCATGATTTCAACTACCTCTTTTTCGGATGAGTAGTTGCTTTCGTTCAACGCTTTAGCGACCTTTTGTTTTTGGCCCTCATGCAGGGATAAGAATTGTGTCTGATTTGCTTGGCTCATAAGACCCAAGAAAGGAAAATTCTTAGCTTCTGCTATTTGTTCCGTTTTTTGTTTACTAACGGTATTTAATAAGTTGTCGATTTTGTTTGAAATTTTGCTGTAATCTCCAGCATATCCAGAAGTATTTGTGTTCTCTGAAATTGCTTTAGTTACCGCTTCTTTCATTTCCTTAGTGCCGTTTGAAGAATTAACTGTCTCGGCAATATATTCAGCATAGCTAATATTCTTAGAAAGCTTTTCAGCTAAATAATCGCTGTACTGAACTGTTTTATCAAGATTTTCTCCTAGATAATCAGCATAGGCTAATCCTTTGTCTAGGTT